TCAGTGGTTGTTGCCTATCCAGGGCTTCGCGGGCAGTGGCGGCCGCACGGCCGTGTCCAGCTTTCGGCTGACAGCCTGGGCGGTACTGGCGGCCTCGTCGACCTTCGTCGCCGTCGCGCTGACCTTCTTTTCGACCTGCGCGCTCGTCTGCTGCGCGGCGGTTGCGGCCGCAGCTGCCTGCCGTGCCTGCTTCAACATGGCCGCAGTCGTCGCGTCGTTGATCCGCGCGCGATCGCCGAGGAAGCGGAGCGTGTAGGCCGCGAGCTCGCGCGTGTCCGCCATCTGATTGCGCAGATCGTCGAGCGCGGCCGCGTCGTGCTGATTCATGTTTGTGAGGTCGTCGATGCGGCCTTTGAACTCACGCACGCATGCCTCGCGCTCCTCGCTGCGCACCAGCGGCATGCGATCGACGAGCTGCATGCGCTCGCGCTGGTTGATCCAGTTCATCACGCCGGCGCCGGCGGCCATGGCCAGCAGAACCACCATCGCAAACAGCACGAAAATGTCGATGCGATGCCAAAACGCTTTCAGTCGCTGCCCTTTCGTCATGGCGTATCCGTCGGCCGACGGCCTCCAATCTGTGCCTGCAGTTCAACGATCCGGCGATCCTTCTCCGCCAGACTGAGCATCAGCGCTTCGATCTTCAGTCGGTCCTGAAGCCGGTCCTCTGCCGCCTGCTGGACCATCTTGCGGTACCGCGCCTCGGAAACCGAGAGCAACCGCCGATAGCGTGTCTCGCGGGAAATCGCCTTGTGGTATTGCGCCTCCCATTCCTTCGACGCGCGGGCGAGGCTCTCGAGGGTCGATGCCTCGATCTCGTCGCGGCGCATCTCGAGCTTGTCGCTCGACTCGGTCTTCCGCACACCGGAAATCTCCCTGCGCGCGCGCAGCCAGCCGGCAGACATCGTGCCTGCGAGCACGGCAAGCGAAGCCGATATGCCGGAAAGGAGCTTTACGAGGCTCATATCATCGCCGGATGTGGGCATGGGCTTCTTATGCTCTCGATATGGTTTTAGAAATGAAAAAAGCCGCCAAGAGGCGGCTGACTGAGTGCTTAGATTTGCGTGCCGTCACTTCGGCATCAGTTGAACCATTGTCTGGAGCGAATTGGAACGTATCACTCGATAGGACGGGAGTGCGCTCAGAAGATCGACGCCCAAATCTGGCGTGCTGCCGCCCTGTCCAACGAAGACACAATCGAACTTGTGCTCATTCAACTGTGCGATCATCGCATCGCGGTCGGCGACTGTGAGCGTCTCCATATAACCGGGACCAATCAGGGGCGAAACGAGGTGAAGCGACGCATAGTAGAGCCCTTGTCGTTTAGACAGGATGACACATGCGTCGCCCCTCTTAGTATTCGACGAGATGAATGCGACTTCATCGTGGACCACTGGCGATGCGGGAATTGACCATTGTGCAATCGTAGACTTCGCCGAACTTGCGAGCGCTGGAATTCCCTGGGCGAAGGCCAAGCCGCAAAGCAGCATGACACCCCCGGCAACAGCCGCAGGCGCGACGAAGATCCGGTTCAGTATTCCAGCTGCCGTTGCTCGAACGAGTCGATCAGCCATCAACGAGGCAGCCAGTAGCGCTGGCCAAGATACCGTGATGAGGTTCAGGATATGAGACCTCCCCTCGTAGTACACAAAGAGGCCTATTCCGAGTAGGCACGTATAGAGCAGCACATCAGCCGAGCGGCTCCGCGGCGAATGTCGCCATGTTGATGCTGCCGTCAAGATGCCCAGCAGATAAACGCCCAGAACCGCCATCCATGGGCTTGCGCGCAGCGGTAGCGGCAGCATCATAAAGCCCAACCCATAGAACAGCCGTTGGTAGCCAACTAGCCACGTCCAGTGCAGCGACCTGTCTGCCTTGAGCGTGAGGTAAAGAACCGCAGTGGTAGCGACCATCGCGAAAATCGCGATATGCAACCATAGCTTCAGGAGGATCGCGCGACGCTCGCGACTTGAGTTCTGCTTGTCGCGGAAAAACAGGGCGCTCCATTTCGCAAGCAGCAATGCGCCAAAGGCCAGCGCTACCATCACCCCTGAATCGGCATTCCACAGACTACCGATCGACCCAATCAATGAAATCAGGGCCGCGCGCCGGATCGTCGGCTTTTTGGCGTAGAGGAAGAACGCAAGGACCGACACCGCCGGCCAAAAAAATCGCACGGGCCAGTACTGGAAGTACAGCTCCGGAATGCCAAGCAGAAATAAACACGTCTCGTATGTGATCATCACAAGCGCGACGCCAAACCCGATCTTGAACAGCGGGTGTCGTAGCGAACGCTGTGCGACCCAGTACACGGTTCCAAGCGAGACTATTTGCATGGCCGCAAACAGAGCGGAAAAAGAGAATATCGATAGCCCGAAAAATCGGAGAACAGGCGCGACGAATTCTGGAAAGAGCCCGTACTGTGAAGGTAGATCTGCAAGGAGTGTGCGACCTCCGACAACCTGGCTCACGGAATAGGTGACGGCGTCCATACTCATCCACCACGTATTACCCTCCGTGATCGAATTCACATTGAGAATGCGCCAGGCCGCTATCTGCAGCATGGCGCTCGAAGCGAAAAGCAACCATCCACTAATTGTCGATGGTATCCGCGTAGAGCGGATCGATGCTTTTATCGGAGGCAAACACGTTAGCGCGGCAACCACGACTACGCCGCAAAGGAGCAGGAAATGATGTGCACCGGACGGCGTCGTCCCCGTCAGTAGCGAGACATCGAAGCCGAACTCTGCGAAGGGCACGAAGAATGCCACCCCAACAGCTGCGGATATTGTCGCTTTCAACGCGTAAAGAAGTGAGTACGCTGGACTGCCTCTGGACTTCAGCGCGCAGAAGAACGCAACGACCGGCATTAGCGACGCCAGCAAGAGGAAAGTGAAGCGCTCGACAGGCTTGGGATTTAGCAGCGGGCGATAGACGGGCAACAGGATGGAGGCATCGATTGGATGATCTCCAACATGCGACCGGTACAAAGAGCCTGCAAGCCAAGCGACAGCTGCCGCTCCGATCACTAAGCCCACGAATGCGAGATAAAGTCTCGCAACTGATTCATCTGCTCGAGCGCGCCGCGCCAGCGAACTCGGCGCGAGTCTGGTCGTATTCATGCCCATCCGTGGCCATTTTGGAAATGGTGCATTCTACGCGATAGTCCCTAGGTGGCTTTACGACGACGCCTGGATTGCCACCCACTGTCCATTCGAATACTGCCATTGACCGAGTTCGAGATTGAACTCGTCTGCTACTGGAATGGCCGTCTGCCCAGGAGCATTCGTTTCGACAAATCCCCATGCCACCAACACGTTGTTTACATCAACAAATGCATTTTTCATAACTTACTCTCCGCCATTTGGAACGCTGTACCCAGTCACGTCGATCGTTACAGACTGACCTGAGCCAGCGAGAATCGCGATCTGGTAGTTGAAACCTTGGGTAATCGCCGGGAATCGTTTTGAGGCGCCAGACGTACCCCATGTTGCCGACGCGGCGCCCGAGCCTTGGATGCCCATCTGAAACGGAGAGTGTGACGACTCGACCTGAATAATCAAGGTCAAACCAGCTGGCCCCGCGGCGGTTGCGTTAATAGAAAGATTCGGAACACTTAGCTCGAACTGGACAGCATTGGGCGGCGTGAGCGTTGCGGTGGTGATCGCGGCAACCGATGTAGAAGATCCCCCCGTGATAACGGCTTGCTGATCCGCATACATGATCCACGAGCCACGCTGGCGCACAAGCATCAGCTGCGAAGACGCATTTAGATAGACCGCGCCGATATACGCCCAGCTCGTATAGCCATTCGGAAGCGCTGGCCCGGTCGGCGGAGCGCTCGCGCTCGAAATCGTCGCAAGCGTGGTGCCATTCCAGACGTAGTAGAAGTGAAGCCACGTCGATGCCGCGAATGCACCGGCTACGTCCCGACCATTAGCGACGGGGCCTGCGGTGAGAATGTTATTGGTGATTACCCCGGGATTTGAAATTGCTGCACACGCCCCGGTCGTCGGGTTTCGCACGACAACCAGATCGCACGACGTATCGAACTGCGTGTTCGGCGTGGCACCGTTGTTCGCGGCCACCATCTTGCGCACCGAGTACGATCCAGCGGCATACGAACTCGTCAGCGACTTGATGGCCAGCAACACCTGGTTATATGCCGTCTTGCTAGGCGAGATGCCAGCGGCTTCCACAACGTTGAGCAACTCCAGCATGAGCATGTTCATGAAGTCGCTTCGCAGGACCGTTGCTGCCTCCGCTTGCGCCGGATTGCCGTCGGTAAAGTAGCCTGACGTGCCCGCTGCGGCTGGCGTCGGCAGCGCAGACACGGCGGTCGGATCGTCATATTGGTACATGCAAACTCCAAAAATGATGAGGGTGCCTAAACGCGCACTAATGAGGAGCGTGGCGACGCAAACAAAGAGCCATCACTCAATGGAAGCGGAGGCAGTTGAGATAGCCGAAGGCGGACATCGTGCTCGTGCTAAAGGCTGCGAAGGTGGACAGGTATACCGTGGTGGCGCTCGAGACGTTCACCATAAGCATTCCGACGGGATAGATGTTTCCGTTCCCGCCAGCAGTTGATGGCAAACTGACAAGGCCGAAGTAGGCGCCGGAATTCGGTGCGCTCGGATTGCTCGCCGATACCGTCGAGATCCACCCGGCCTCCGTCGTGCTGACGGTGGTCGAGCCTGCCAAAAACGCAATGTTTCCGTAGCAGATCCAGTTCCCCGCGGTGAGGGGTACCGATGTAACGTTCGCTGGAGTACCGGACGTAAGCGAGACCGCCGATCCGCTTGGCACATTCGAGTTCTTGCATTCACCAACGTTTCCCGTACTCGCGCACGCTCCGGATGTCACGCCGACGATCGTTGGCGTGGTGATCGTGGGTGAAGATGCGACGAACGCCGTCGTCGCAACTTGCGTGGTGCTCGTTCCGGCCGTGGCGGTCGGAGCCGTTGGCGTGCCACTGAGTGCGGGCGATGCAAGTGGCGCGTATGTGCTCGCCGCACCCGATGTCGTGAGATAGCCAGAAATCGATGCTCCGGACGGAATCGTGACCGTCCCAGTGAATGTCGGGCTTGCAAGAGGCGCGTATGTTGAAGCGGCCGTCGCACTGGTCAGATATGGCGAGAGCAGAGACGTGAAGCCGCTCCCACTAACGGTCCCGCTGACCGAGAGGCCGTCATTGATGGTGACGAGCCCGCTCGACAGATTGACTGAGAACGGGATGTCGGTATAAACGCCGCCAACGTATCGCGCGATGACGAAGCTAGTCGACCCCTGGCTCGCCAGTCCCCACGTGTTGACGCCGCTGGATTGAAACTGAAGGAGAGCCTGATTTGCACCGCCCGAATCATTGAACGTGATCGTCGGGTTGACATACGAGACGGCGAGCGCGCCGGTCATCGTCCCACCGGCCTTCGCGAGGCCGCCGAGGTTGGCCAGCGCAGCCGTCGCGGTCGCCGCGCCAGTGCCGCCCAGGGAGACGCCGATCGGTGCCGTCAAACCGGTAATGGTGCCGTTTGTGATTGTCGGCGAAGCCAGAGCGGAGTTCAGCGCGGCGGCGGTCAGCAGTTGCCCCGACGCAAATTGGGCGTGTGCCGCCATGGATGTAAGCGCGAGCGCGCCCATCGCCGCCAGCCGGCGGGCAAAAAATCTCAGGTTCATAGCGTATTGGTTAGCCGAGAGTGTTTTCGTTCAGGACGAAGTTTTCGTTCAGTCTGCCGAGGCCATATGTGAAGAGCAGCAAGGTGTGCGCCGGTTTTACCGTATTGAGCTCGCACTCGAGCACTGTGTTGTTCCACGACTGCAACGCGTCACCCATCGCCGATTGCCCCATGGTGAATGGGATCAAAGATGCGAGCGGCGCATTAACCGCCCATGTGAATGCCCAATCAGGGCTACCGAGCTGGGAGCCCATGGCCTGCTGCCCCATTCGAAACGGCGCGTACTGGGTGACCGTCACGGTAAAACCGAGCCGTGCCGCGTAATCGATGAAGTATTGGATGGACTGGCCGCCGGTCCCTGCGAATCGAGCCAGTACCTGCGCACGCCGCGCGGCGACAGTCGGCTGCTCGCCGGCGCATGGGTCCGGAAGGCCGAGAGTCAACTCCCATTCCGGAAGCAACTCATACGTCGACGCTGGAAATGCGTCGATCAGAAGATTGTTTGCGCGAGCATTGAGGCGTTCGAAGACGGGGGTGAGCGTGCCTAGCACTGCGGACTGCTTCGCATCGGTGTCGCGAGGCCACACCCGACCACGCGGCAAAAGCGCCTGCAACGCGCGAAGGTAGTCCGCGGCGCTGTAATTAGGAGCGAGCATGGATCAGATGTAGTTGACAGTGCCGAGCACAGGCAATTGGCCCGTGCTCGTGGTGATATTCGCATTCGTCGGAAGCGACGTAGTCACGCCTGCGACTGTGCTTGTGACCGCGGTGATCAGATAGCCACTCGTGCCGGAGACAGAATTAACGGCGCCGGTAAGGTCGGACCAATCGATAGTCCCTTGTGGCTCGCCAGTTCGAATGAATATGTCGGCCAAAGCGGAATTGACCGCGGCTTGAGTAGTGGTGCCTGCTGAACTGAGCCCTGAGATCGTGAAGCCAATCTGATTTTCGATCGGGGAGCAGGCATACAGAAGTGCAGTAACGGGCTGTTCACTCACGATCTTGTCCGCCACCATCAGCTGATCGCCGGAGGCAACTATGCCACGCGGCAATCCGCCCGGGCCTTCATCGTATTGCGATACACCGTTCGTGCCTTGCGGAAAGCCGGAGTGCGCCGACTCAGCGTCATCCATCATGAAATACAGCACGACGGTTCCGACGCCGAAGCCATTGGGCAAACACCATGCACGTGTCACGCCGGCGATGTCCGTGGCCCACTTTACATAGTCGTTCTGGGCTCCTCCCTGCACCGGGCTCTGGTATGCGTCCATCACGCGCGTACGATAATCCTCTTGTTCCTCCACGTCCGCGCCGGGCGTAACCGTTCCGGAGACAGCTCCCGTCGACGGGATTCCCGCAATCGCAGTCGTGAGCGTCATCGCGGTGCCGTTGTCGCAGTTCGCCGCGCTGCCAGCGACCATCGCCTGCACTTCGACGGTCACCGTCCCGTCGTTCGCAACTTGCGTCGACGACAAGACGGTATAGAGGGCATTGTCCTGCCGCGAGACGCCGGCGCCAGCATTGACGGGCGTCCCGGGAACCGCCCCAGTGAAGAGGACATTCAGCACCGTTGCGGTGGCTTCCTTCAGGTAGGTGCTCTTGAGTGCACCCCACCCCGCGAGGTATTCGTCATCGGCCGTCCACGGCACCGCCTGTTTCGCGATCCAGTCGAGATATCCATAAACGCCCCAGATCATCGCGGCCAGCGCGGCACCGAGGATCTTCAGGACAGCCTTCTGCAGGAACGCGAGGATCGAGCTGAGTCCCGTCTGGATGTCGCTCCAGATCTGCGTGCGAAGCTGGGTGAGAGTAGGTCTCGAGTACGGCATTAGTTTGTTCCCCACGCCCAGTTATAAGTCTGTGGTGCACCACCGCCGGGCGGCCACGCGACGATCGTGCTGGCCAGCATGTCCGCGCGAGCCCACTGCACGCCTACGTTAAACCGCGCGACCACGCTCGTGTCGATCAGCCACTGAATTGCCTCAACGATATAGTCATAGGCATCGCGAAGCGTCTCGTCGGTGGGTGATTTGCGCCGCGCGAGTAGCCAGAGGCGCGAGCCCGTGAGGCCTGTCGGATCGTCGGTACCATCGTCGCCCCACCACCCACGACGATCGCTCGAGCCGTCCGGAATGACATCGTCATCCGCAGCTTCGCGATCGCTGAACAGGCTGAACAGGAGGGCTGTCTGCAGGTCGTCACCAGTCGCGATGTCGTTGGCGAGCAGCTGCCAGTCCCCGCGCCCGTTCGCGGCGTCCCAATAAATCTTGATATCGCTCATACGGTGTTGTTCGGGCCCGAAGTTGTAATCGTGCTGCCGCCCGTCTGAACTTCGACGACCTGGTGATCGTGCGAATCGTGAGCCTCGCGCAATTGCGCCACCGTGCTCGTCTGGGTGTCGCAGTTGTCCACGATGTCGCCCGTGCATTCGAAGCGAGGCGTGACCATGCGAACCTTCGACGCCGCATTGATCGTCACGATCGTGGCGTTATCCACCTCGACCGGTTGCCCGTTGGCCGCGACCTTGATGCCGCCGCTTGCCGTGAGATGGATCTGTTTGCCATCCTGCGTATAGATCACGCTCTCGCCCGGCGCGAGATTGCGAACGCGGTACTTCTGGTGGTTCGATGCGACGATCACGCCGTTGCTTCGATCGCCACCGACGAAGACCATGGCCACGTCGCTGCCCGCCGGCGGGTTCGAGCTGAAGCCGAAATCGTGGACGATCGGGATGTTGTCGATCGTCTCGAGATCGTTCACCGTCAGCTGAGCCATCTGCACGGGGCCGGAATCCTTCACGAGATTCACGCGTGCGCGCCCGATGATGTTCAAAATGCGCCGCGCTGCGCGGTCCATGAACCCTTTACTCATCGCGCAGCCCCGGTAGTACTCGCGTCGACGAACATCGGCTGGAGCGCGATCGGCTCCGCCGCGTACGCCGCGGGATCCATGATGATCAGCTCGGCCGTGGTGCCCTCTTCCGCGTTGCGCTTGTAAGTCACCTCGCCGATGAGCCACGTCTGCTGCGAGATCTTCAGCTTCGGGATATCGACATAGACCAGGGTGTTGGGCGTCCACAGCGTGCCTGATGCATCCCGCCAGCTGTCGGTCTTCACCATCACCATCGCCGCGCGCCCGGCGCGCCGGTTCATCTCCCAGATTGCACGCCGGCGCGCGAGATCCTGAAAGCCCTGAACGGCCTCGGCGACGATGTAGCGCTCGCGCACACGCTTCACGCCGACGTCGCTTACCGTGGCGATCATGTTCGGCCCGATACCCGCGTCCGTGAATGACAGAACCGATTGCGCGAAGCACGTGTATGACGAAAACCGGTCGCGCGCCGAATAGACGACCGACGCTTCCTGAATGTTCAAACCCTGCACCAGGCCGCCAGCGGCCTGCACGCCGGAATTCGAGCGCGCTAGCCGCAGACTCCCGTCCGGCTCGTCGTAGACCAGCAGCTGGCTGAAGCGGCTCACGCGCTCGACGATCTCGAACGGTGTCTCGCCGATGAAGACGTTGAACTGCGGGATCGCGATCAGGTCGCTGACATCACATTTGACCGTGATGCCGTAATGCGCCGCCAGCTTCGTCGCGACGTCGAGCGCCGAGGTGCCGCTGATCTGTCCGTTCGGCCACACGGCCGAGCAATCGACCAGGTCCTCACACTTGCTGCGGCCAGCTACGCGCACGGTATGCGTGTTCGGGCCGATCGAAGGGATGTAGTCGTCGATGTAGCCCGTGAGCACGAGGTCCACGCCCAGGTCGATGAGGCATTCGTCGCCCGGCTGCACCACGACCTCGGTCACTACATCCAGCTCGATCTGCTCTTCCGTAAGCCCGATCTCGAAATCGGATACGCAGCGCTCGATGCCGCGCGTCACGCGGATGTCAGTCCAGCCGGTAATCGTCTGGTCACCGACGCTCAAAAACAGTTCATCGTCCATCGATCAGTTCGAAAGCGCCTGAAACGTTGCGGGCATAAAGAGCGGATGGACGGGCGCGACCTGTTGCACGAGCTGGTCGGCGCGCGTGGCGTCGCCATAGATCCGATGAGCGAGCACCAGCGCCGGCAGCGATCCGTTGAACGACATGGTCGACAGCGATGCGAGGTCCGCACCACGCGCCTGCAGATCCTCGACAACGGAGTTGCGAAGCGTGCGCAGCGCGGCGAACGAATTGTCGTCGCCGGCGTCGGCTGCGGTCTCGATCTCGTTGTCGAGCAAGGTCGTGACCGTGGCGATCATCGACGTCGCGTCGTCATACGAGGACGGCTGGTAGACGGACACGGACTGCGCGAGCTGCGAGATTGCCGCGCGCCGCAGGAGCGCAGACGTCGCCGCCTCCATGGTCGACATCGCGCTGCCGATCGTCGACGTCGTATACGTGCCGCTCGGCGCGAAGCTCGCGAGCGATGACAGCGATCGGATCGCGTCGGCGGGACTCGACATCGTCGCGGCCAGCGCCGCGGCGTAAGACTGCGCCGCCGAATTGAGTGCGGCCGACGACGACGGATTCGCGGCCGCTGCCGTGAGCGCGGCTCCCGCCTGTGTGAGCGCAGCTCGAGCAGTGGCATCCGCGTTGAGCAGCTGCTGCGCCGTGGTGCCCGCCGGCGCCGACTGGTTCGACCCGCTGTACCCGGAGTTGCCGGCGCCGAAGAAGCGGCCGAAATTCCCCGCCAGCGTGCTCACGGAGTTCGCGAAGCGCCTCACGTCATTGACTGCCGTCACGCCCAGTTGAACCCAGCTCACAGCAACGCCCACGCCCGTCTGCACGATCGCGGCGCCCTCCTGGATTGCTGCGGCCGTCGACTGAACAAAATCGAGCGCTGCGCCCAGACCGAGCGCATCCGCCGCCCTCTGCAGGAGCGACGTCGTGTCGCTCACCGACGAGGTGTCCGACCGCACGCCGTTGCGCATGAAGACGAAGCGCACGACGATCACGCGGCCGTGCTCGAGACTCTCGCCGGCCTGCGCATCGAGGCATGACACATTCTCGATGCGGCCGAAGGTCGGGTGCACGAGCGTCTGCGCCCCGCTCTCGCAGACCGTCACCATGCGATCGCGCTGGCCGATGACCGCGCCGCCACCATACACACGGCTGTTCTCGACCAGAAAGCCGAAGATCTCGAAGCGACGTGGCAGCTTGCCGAGTTCTTCGACCCAGGCGTCGTCGCGGAAGGCGTACTCATGCACCGCGTTGCGCGTGCCGAACTTCGTGTTCGTGCTGACGACGGCGAACGGCACACCGCCGTATGATGCCTGGCGCAGCGATCCCCACCACGAATTTGCCGACGGGCCGGTGAGCAGCGACGCGAGCTCGCTGGTCGCGGATGCGACGCCGCCAATGCTGCCGGCGAGATTCGTCAGCGATGCGATGCTCATATTGCAGGTTCCATGAGTGCAGAATCGCCCACGTTCGTGGACGCCGTCGTGTTGCCCGTCGTGCGCACGGTCGCGCGCGTGCCAGGCGGCGCGTTCGGCAGCTCGACCTTCACATGCACCGTGCTGTCCCTGCTCTGCGCGACGCTCTGGTTCACGGCGACGGCGTCGGCCGCTCGGCTCGATGCTTCGCCTTCGGCATCCGCCGGACGCTCGTAGAGCCGCGAGACTACGTCGCCGGCCTGCGCCGCGGTTTGCGCCTGTGCCAGCGCGTCGCCGGCGCGCTTCTCGGAGCCCTGCCGCATCTCGTAGTCGACGAACTGCAGCTGCTGGTCGAGCGTCGAGTTGCGGATATCGATTCCGAAACGCTTGCGAAACGCGTCCTGCCGGTCCTTATGCCACTGCCCTAGGCCGTAGGCCGTGCCGTTGTCGCCGACGGCACTGGCGTTGTATCCGCTCTCGCGGTAGAGGTTGGCGGCAATGCCGGAGGCCTGCGCCTGCGACCAACCCATATCCTCGAAGCGCTGCACGATCGCGCCGGTCTGCGAGTTGTCCGCAGCGCTGTTCACGAACAGACTGCGGATCGACCGGAATATGCGGCCGCCGAGACCCCCATCGGCAGGCGCAGCGGCGTTAGGCGTGGCCACGCCGCCGGCGATCGCTTCCGCGACGCGCTGATCGCGGCCAGCAGCCGATTCGCCGGGCAGCTGATGGATGCTGCGATCGAGTGCCGCGGCGCGCTCTTTCTCCGCGATATAGCCGGCCGCCGCGACGACCGCCGCGCCGCCGGGCCCTGTCGTCGCGGCGATAGTCGTGAGAAGGCTCACAAGCCGCACCGCTTTCGCGATCAGCGTCGTGATGCTCAGGATTGGGCCGGCGAACGTGATCGCGGCGATCGCCGCGCCAATCGTCTTCACCCCGCCCAGCGAATCGACGAACCCCTTGATCTCATCGGCCTTCGCCGACCAGTCAGTCTCCTCGATCCAGCGCGCGATCTTCGGGCCGTACTCGTTTGCGATCGGCCCCATCTCGTCGGCCACCTTTGCGAGCGCCAGCGCGAGAGATGCGCCGATCGAGTTCTTCAGCTTGTCGACGTTCGCATCGAGGCCGACGAGGGCCTCGTTATAGCGTTCGCCCTGCGCGATCTGCTCGGGCGTCATCACCGCGTTGAGCGAGCGGAATTTCCCGACATATGCGTCGATCGCCGCGCTGCCCTTGCCAAGCAGCGGCGCGAGGTCACTCACGCCGAAGATCTCGAGGAACTTCTGGCGCGCCTGTGTGTTCGAGATCTTCGAGGCGGCGTTCGCCACATCCTTCAGCGCCTTCGCCGTATCGATCGACCCGTCACGCAGCCGATGGATGCCGATGCCCTTGTCCGCCAGCACGCCGGCAACGAACGTGTCGCGGCCCGCGGCGGCATCCTCAAACGCGCTGCCGACCGACTTCAGGCCGTTGGTCATCGACTCGCTGGACACGCCGGCGAGCCGCGCTGCACCCTGGTATTCCTGCAGCTCCGTCGTGCCCATGCCGATGCTGTAGGCCGTGTTCCGGATCTGCACCGCATTGCGGCCCCAGCTCGTGGCCAGCGCGACGACGCCGGCGACGGTTGCAGCGCCCGTCAGCGCAGCGACCGGCGGCGCGAGCGACGCAACCCGGCGCGCCGACTCGGTCGCGAAAATGCCGACCTTCTCGATGCTCCGCCCGAGCTTGTCCATCCCCGTCTCTTTCGAGAAAGCGGAGACGGACGCCTTCACGTCCGAGATCGGCTTCGTGATCTTGGCGACGGCCTTGTTCACGTTCTGCGCGACGGCCGTTGCCCGGTCGACTGCAGTGATCGTGATCGAAAACACGTTGGCCATCAGGAAGATCCTTTCAGACGTTTAGCTTGCTCAAACCAGTAATTGAACTTCCGCAGCGTCATGCAGCCGGCTGCGTCGGGTCCCCACCGCCAGAAGTAAGTGACGTCTGCGCGTCGGTCCCCGAGCTCTCGCCAGACTGCGGGGGCGTCCAGGTAAAACCCGACAGGTACGCCGTCGCCTCCTCGTAGTCCGTCTTCGTCATCTGGCGCGCGACGATCAGGGGAATGCCGCCGACCATCGAGATCAGCGCGGCATTCGAGGCGTAGGCGCTGCCCTGCGTCTGCGCGCTGCGGTCGAGCTCGTCGACCGTCGGCTCGCGCAGCGTGATCGAGTCGTAGGTCTTCGTGTCGCCCTTGATGGTGATGGGCTTGCGGAGAATGAGAATTTTCGTGTCGTCCATGTTCAGCTCGTGGTGGTTTCAGTAACGCATTCGTCGGGACCCTCGAGACGCACATCGAACTTCGCGTCTTCGGAGTCGACTTCCTGTTCCTCGACCGACCACATGTCGCGGCCGATGATCGTCTTGCCGTTCGCGAGTTGCGCGACGCACGTGACGTCGGTCCAGTTATTGATCGATGCGACCGTCAGGCCGCCCCAATCGCGGAGGTTGAAAGAGATGTACGGCGCCGACGGCTTTTCCTTGTAGCCGTGTACGCGGTCCATGCCCGCGAGCGTTTCGCGTTTTCTGCTGGCCGGCTTGTATTTGAAGTCGCCGGTGATCATGTACGTCGTACCGTCGACGGTCAGCGAAGCGGTGCCGGCGAGCAATCCGGTGGGAGATGCCATTGCGTGTCTCCAGAAGAAAGGAGCGCGCCGCAGCGCGGCGCATCAGGGTGTTTGCTCGCGCGATCAGCTCGAGGTGGCGGGGACGATGTTCGAGAACTGCATCAGCAGCGCGAAGATGCGCAGCTGGTCGATCAGGATTGCCGGGTACAGCACGTCGACGCGGTTCGGGTTCTGCGAGTTCTGCTGCACGATCAGCCCTTGCGCGAACACCGCGCTGCCTTGCACGTAGCCGTTTTCTTCCATCGTCTGGTACTGCGCGACGAGGTCGGCGCGGATGATCGACGGCGTGACGACGTTAGTGCCGGGAACGACGCGCGTGCCGTCGGCGGCGAGCTTCTTGCGCGCGTATTTCGTCGTGACGACCGATTTCAGCTGACGCAGAACGTAAGTCAGCGTATTCATCGTCTCGACCTCCAGATAGCTGTCGTCGGCATCGCCAAACGAGTTCTTCTGGTAGGTCGTGATCGCGTTTTCGATCGCGATCGTGCCGTCATCGGCGACGGAGAACGTGCTGATGCCGTCGTACAGCAGCGTGTTGCGATCGGTCAGCGCGAAGCGCATGGCGAGTGGGGGTGCCTGCATCGTTGCGAGCGTGACCGTCTGCAGGGGCTGCGCCGGATCGGCGCGCGCAGCGACCGCAACCGCAGCTGCGTAGTCAGCTGCAATCACCCAGCTCGGCGTCGGCGAACCGTTGAAGCCCATGATCGACATGTGCTCGTCGTTGCGCGTGACACCGAACGTCGTGAGCGTGCCGAGCGTGCCGCGATAGGCGGCGTAGCCGCCGCCGTAGAGCTGCTGGCTCCAGCTCCAGCGGCCGGTTTGCGTGCTCAGGAATGACTGCAGCGCTGCGAGCGACGTGCTGTCCGTGTATGCGAACGCGATGAAGTCGAATTGCTGATCGCCGAGATTCGCGAGCGCATCGACGACGTCCGGGGCGACGAGGCCACCGGTCATCGCGACAATCGTCGTCGCGAGGCCAGCGGGAGTCGATTCTCCGGCCTGCGTGCCACCGTAGTTCAGTTGCAGGTCGATATCGTTGCCGGCGAGACCTTTGTTCTTCGCCGTGAGGTCGACCTTCGTCGTGACGGTGGCGTCAACCGCCGCCGTCACCGGCAGATCCGGCAACGTGCCGATCTGCGCGACAAGCGCCGTTGCGATTTGCGCCGTCGTCATCGACGGCGTAACGACTAGCGAAACGACCTGCCCACCGATATAGAGCGACAGGACGCCTGTCGCCGTCGGCGGGCTCGTGAAGTTGATGCTGCCCACCGCGGCAACCGATGACGCGCCATCCGCGAGCGGCAGATACCAGACCTCGCCGAATGGGTCGCGCTTGCGATAGGCGGCCGTCATCAGCGCGAGCATCGAGCCCTGGCCGCCAACGGCCTTTGCATCGCTCACGCCCTGGCAGATGCGCGGAATGCCGGGCGTGCCGCTGCCCGAGCTGAGAATCTGACCAACGATCAGCGCGCGTTGCGTCTGCTGGCCGGTGTTCGCCTTGCTGGGGTCCAGGTCCGCATAGAACAGCGGGACGCGCAGGTTCTGCGGGATGTTGGGAAAGGAAATGTCGCCCATTCGATGGCTCCGGTGACGATGTCGCCGCCCAAAAAAAGAGCCCCGCCGAAGCGGGGCTCAGTCAGGGACAGCGCGAGGATCTGTTAGCTCGAGGTCTTTTCGGTGGCCGCCGCGGCGGCGGTCGCTGCAGGTGCAGCCGAGCTGCTCGCCGGCGTGGCGGACTTCTGACCTGTCGCGCGCACTGCGTCGCCGTCGCGCAGGCGGCGGCGCCAGTACAAATCGTTGTCGTCGACCAGCATGCCTTCGTCCGGTACAACGGTGGTTTTGACACCCTCGACAGGCGCGGCGGACAGCAGTTGCTTCGTGACGGGGTCACGCAGCATCAGGCCCGGTGCGGGTTTCACATACATGGAAAGCTCCAGTGGCGCGCGAGCGCCGCTCAGGTTTGCGGAAGGTTGATCGTCAGCCCGGGCTCCGTCGTGCCATTGGGCATCTCGATGGTCAGATCGACACCCTGGAGCGGTACCGCAGCCGGTTGGTAGAAGTCGTCGGGGCCCTGCACGTGCTCCATCTCAAGGTCGAGCGTGAGTTCGCCGATCGGGGACTGACCTTCACGCGGCACATTGATCGTCGACCGAAACGCAGGGAACTGCTGCAGGAGGCTCATGATCGGTGGGTAGTTGATCAGCGCCGCCTTGATCTGCTCGCGCATCAGCTCGAGCTGCTCTTCGACAGCTGCGGCCGCGGCGTCATTCGCCAGCGCCGCCGCCTGCGCGCGCGCCGTCACGCGCAGCGTCGTCGTGACCGTGAACGCAGGCGGACCCTGTCGTCCCCAGCCCTCACCGTTCTCGTCGGGCGTCTGCACGAGCAGCATCGGATACTTCCCGTCCCACGTCGCCCACGTGCGCGGCGAAAAGACGTTCGATCCTGCCGCCGTTGCACCGCTGACCGTGAGCCCCTGCACCGCGAGCTCGCGAAGGTTGCTGGAAGTCGTCATTGCTTGCCCAGATCCATATAGAGCCAGCCGAGACCGTCGATCGCCGCGTCCTTGACGACATACGCGACGCCACCCACCTGAAAGCTATCGCTCTGCACAGGGGAAGGCGCGCCGAGCGCGGCGAACTGCGATGCCTGCATGCCGAGCGTGGCGACGGTAATGTTCCCCTGCGCCTCGCCGGCCTCGTCGAACGTGTGGTCCGTGATCAGCGTGAACACGCCGAGCAGGCCTGCGAAGCTGCCGCCGGCCTTCGGGAGAAAGACGACGGGCTTCTCGTCGCCCAACGTCGCGCTGATCGCGGCGTTGAGCGTGCCGTCAAAATCGATCACGGTCAGATCGTGCCGCTTTGCAGGACTTCCGGACGCGTGCAGATGTGCAGCGGGTAGCTGTACGCCTCCATTTTCCAGAAGCTGTTGCGATCGCGATCGAAGATCGGGATCACATACTGCGGCTTGCCCGGGGTGTTCACCCATTCGAACGATTCGCCCGGCGCATACGCGCAGCGGAAGATCCCGGGCGCACCAACCGGGAAGAACTTCACGGTGTTGTCCGGCACCTTGATCGTTTCGTTGTCGTCCGAACCGCGGTAGTTCAGCCACGTGACACCCGCGAACGGGAATTCATCGAACGCGCCGCCTTGGCGATCATCACGCAGGTCCGCGGCAGCAGACCAGTTCATGAACGTGCGGATGACGTCCTGGTGATTCACGAACGCGTCGTAGAACGCGTCGCCACACAGCGCGTAGATGCGCGTCGTCGGGAGGAACGAACCCTGCGCCTTGCGGGCCATCGCCCGGCGCAGCTTGTTGATGATCGGGCGCAGCGAGAACTCCGTATTCGCCACGAGATTGAACTCGATTGGCTGCGCCGGCGTAATGCCGAATTCGTCGAACCAGTCATACAGCACGGCGCCGTCGGCATCGAGAAGGATGCCTTGGACGGCCGCGAGGCGGTGGAACTCCCACGTGTACTCGATATTGCGCAGGATGCCGGTCGGGCCATTCATGCGACGCGCGACTTCGACCTGAACCTGCATGAGCTCCGATTCCGTGCCGAAGGCGCGGATATTCTGGATCTCGTTCGCATAGATCGTGTCGCTATGCATCAGGCGCGGCACGTCGAAGTAACGCGCCTGGCGCTTTTCGGTCGTACGCTGGAGGCCTTCGGCGCCGCGCGGCGACGTCGGCACGATCACGAGCTTGCCCTGACGCTGCTCGACCGCCAGCGCCGTGGTCCGGATCGGATCCGGATCGAAGATATCGAGGTCGCCGAGCCCCGTCGGCTGGAAAGGATACTTGTCGACCGCCGCAGTGAGCTGGATGGTCGTGAAGGGATCCTGATGGAATACGTCCAAGCTGGCCATTATTTGGCTCCGGAAAAAATAATGGCCGCTTGCGCGGCCATAAGGACTTGAATCGAAGGGAACGCGGCAGACGCCGCGGCGCAATCAGCGCGTGATGATGCCCAGCGCGGTGAGCTGCGAAGTCGCTGCCGCGATCTGCGCTGCCGTCGCCCCGCTCGGCCAGAGCAGCTCCGAGCCGTTGACCTCGCATTCGCGCGTCACGACCGTGCCGGGAACGTCGTTCATCGTCGCGTCGGTAAAGCCAAACGCGATGCCAGCGGCGGTCTGCGAGCCGTCGCTTGCCGACGGATTGAGCGGCACATAGGCACCGGCGATCGCTTCGACCTGCACGGAGAATTCGTCGCCTGCTACGAATGCAGTCGCGCCGGCCGTGATCGTCAGCGCGATCTGATTGCTGAACGCGGTACCGGCCGTCGCAGTTCCGACAGCGTTGCCGAACGGATCGGTCACGGCGAAGTGGGTCGCATCGGTCGCAATCAGCGTGTACATGCCGAGCTGCGCGCCCGCGACGATGGGCGGCGACGCAAGTGCGATCGTGCCGTTGCCGGTATTGTTATTTACCTGCTCGGGGTTGCCCGGCCATGCAGCCGCAACGCCGCCGGTCTGCAGACCGAGCACCGTGCCCGGGTAGACCTTCGCAGCGCCACCGATGGTACCGACGTCGCGCGAGCGGTGCCCGCGTGCTTCGGAAACGAGGAACCCGCCGGCGTGCCATTGCTCGACGAGCGGCGTCTGGGTGAGGTTCGGAGGATTGGTCATGATTCAGTCCTTGATGAGAGAAAGGACGGTGCCTGCGCGTGCGCCGGCGCCCGGGTTTAGCGGCGGCCGCGCGCTCGCGAGTCGCGCGATGCGGACCCGGCGCGCTGGAATGCAACGTCCCAGCTGGCCGCGACCGCCTGCTCGGACGTCATGCCCGGGCCGTCGCCAGACCCGAGGTTCGGATTACGACGCTCCTGCGAGCCCCGGGCCGAACCCGGCGTCTTGTTCAGCACGGCGATCGCTTCGCTGCGCGTCATCGTCGACTCGAAGGCGAGATTGGCGGCGAGCACCGTATTGCGGCCAGCGCCCTTGCTCGCGAAGATCGCGGCGCAGCGCGCGCGCTCACGACGACGGGCACGCGCGGCAGCGCTGTTGCCGCGCATCTCTTCCTCGTCGTCGTCATCCTCTTCGGCGCGCTCGTCGTCGTCATCGTCAGCCGCGCGCTTGCCCTTCTTGCCGCGCTTGCCCTTGCCGCTGTCGTCGTCCGGATCGTCCTTGTCGTCGACGTCGTTGTCCGGATCGTCTTCGTCGTCATCGTCCGAATCGCCGCCCTCGGCGCGCTTGCCCTTCTTGCTGTCACCGTTGTCGCGATCCTGCTGCTGATCATCTTCGTCGTCGGACGCGCGCTTGCCCTTCTTGCCCTTGCCGCTGTCGTCGTCATCGCTCGGACGGTCGTCTTCGGCGCGTGAACCGCGGCCGAGATGGGCGAAGCTCAACCCACCTCGCGCGGCAAGGTTTCGAAACAGATTGCTCATTGGATTTACCCTGATGGTGGGATGAGTCAGCCCAGCTCGTCGAGCAGGGACGCGAAGGCTTCGTCGGGTGCCATGACGGCATCTGCGAAGCCAACCTCGACGCCAGCTGCGCCGAGATAGGTGCCGGCCTCCGTGTCACGCACGGCTGCCGTTTTGAGACCGCGATTGCGCGCGACGGTCCGAACGAAGATCTCGCCCATCGCATCGACGTCGGCCTGGAAGCGGGAAAGCGCATCTTTCGTCAATGGATTGAACTCGTTGCCGTCGGCCTTGCGCGAGCCGTAATGAATCAGCGTAACGTCGATGCCCGCCTTCGAGAGCGCTTGCGACATGTCGACATGCATGCAGATGACGCCGACGCTGCCGACGCCGCCGGTGCGCGGCACGATGATCCGGTCCGTTGCGCTCGCGATTGCATAGGCCGCCGAGTACGCGCTCTCGGTGAGCACAGACCAGATCGGTTTCTGGCCGCGGGCCGCGTAGATCGCATCGCATAGGTCGAAGCAGCCCGCGACTTCGCCGCCCGGCGAATCGATGTCCAGCATGATTGCGCGTACCTCTTCGTCCTCGAGCGCCATTTTCAGCAGCACGCGGATGCCGTCGTAACCCGTCATGCCGGAAAACGGATGCAGCGTGCCGAGCTTGTGCACGAGCGTGCCCTCGACCGGGATACGCGCGACGCCCTCGTTGACGTCGTATGGCCGATATACGGCCGGCTCGTCATCGCCGAACTCTTCAAGGAATGCCCGCGCGCCGCCATCGGCGAGCGCAAGCGCACTGCCGTCTTCGCGAAAGAGCTGCGCGATACCGAAGCGATCGGCGAGCGCGGCCATGACGATCTCGGCCTTGTGCGGCAGGATCGCGATCGGCACATTGAAGAGCCGCGTCGCGAGATGGGGGAAATTCATCATGCTGCCTTCGGCCCTTCAGGAGGTTCATCGGTACGCGTCGCGACTTCACTACCGCCCCATTCGGGAAGCGGGATGTTGCGCCGCCTGAATTCTTCGATCTCGATTTGCCGCTGATCGAGCAGCTCTTCCCAGTCGGAACCCTGTTCGGCCGCTTCCTGTTTGAGCGTAGTAAGCGCCGCGTCCATCTTCAGGATGGAGCCCTGCGGTTCCTTGACCGGATCGACCCAGCCGCGTGCGGGTCCGAGCCACGAGCAACCGGCATATGCGGTCGCCGCTTCAATGAAGTCCGGCGCGCCAGCGGGAAGCTCAAATTCACCGTTCTCCATCGCTTCGCGGAGCCACACCGCATACATAGGGGTTGCGGTGCCCGCCGAGAATTCGAGGCGCCTGCGAATGAGCGTTTTCCAGCTCTCGAGCAGCCCGGAACGAGCGCTCGAATACGTCGTGCGCGTCCAGTCCTGGGTGACCTGTTCCTGCGTGACGCCGAGCGCCGACGCGACGCACCCCTGCATCTCGTGAACAAACTCGGTAAATCCGTTGTGCGGATGGTCCGATGCGACTGACTTGATGTCCTCGCCGGGCGCCAGTGCGGCCACCCGCACGCCGTTGAACATCGCTGGCCGTTCGTCGTTCCATTCCTTGCGCAGGCTCTGATAGAACTTGAGCTCATGGTCGCCAGCGATCGCATCCTGCACTTCGGACGGGTCGTAGGGGCTCGTGATGTAAGTGCCGATCGATGCGGCGAGCGCGGCCGCCTGCAGCTCGATGCCGTAGTACCGCGCCAGCATCTTCGCGTGCGCGAGCACGGGCGTGAACACGCCAATGCCACGGTTCTGGCCAGCGCGATCGCGTTCGAAGTCATGGATCACGCGCCGCCAGCCGTCATCGTCTTCGGCGATGACGCGCTCCCACTCCATCGACTCGACGGCGTTATACCAATCGTTCTGGTGAGCCTTGCGGATATGGAACGCGAGCGGCACGCCGTCGTCGTCGATCTCGACACCGCCGCGCAGATGCCTCGTGTCGACCATCTGCATGGGGTTCGACAGGCGGTCCGGATCCACAATCAGATAGCAGGTCGCATACTGCGCGGCACCGCGCCCGATGCGCTCCGGCTTCCAATGGTTGATGACGAGATCTTCACCATCGATGAGCTTGTGGCGCAGCGCGAGCCGCAACTGCTGCGAGACCGTCAGCTGGCGAGAGACATCGTTGTAGTGGTTCAGATCGTTCGAGAACAAGCGCCAACGGGCTTCGACCGCGCTTGCGAATTCCTTGGCCCATTGGATATCAAAGGCCGCGCCGCTGATGAGGCGCAGCGCGCGATAGTCTGGCATCACCGATAGGCGTAGCGATGCACCTACCGTGTTGTCGAGGATGCGCGTGATCGCGCCGCTCGAGCGGCCGTCGTTGCGCACCTGATCGCGAGAACGCGCGACCATGCGATCGCGAAACTGCGTGATCTCAGCATCTGGCGAGCGGATCCAGGGCAACCAGTTGCCCATCTCCTGCGTCTGCCAGTCGGCCGCCTGATACGGGAAGAACCAGCGGCCCACGCCGCTCGTCAGGGGCATCCCGTTCGGGTATTCGGCGCGCTGGCGCCGAAGCGGGTTGCCCTGGGCGTCGACGATCGTAAGTTCGTTGCCCATATCAGTAGTACGGCGTAATCGGACGACGGCGCTTGATGCGCACGCCCGGGTTGAGTGCCTGCTGCAGCTCGGCGATGAGCAGACGGAGATTCGCCATGTCGGTCTGCTGGAATGTCGCGCTGCGCGATCCGCCGCCCTGCGCATATGACACCGTGACCACCTTCGTCCCCGTGCGCAGCTGGATGTAGGCCTGCTGAGCGGCTGTGATCGCCGCCTGCAGCTGCGCGTCGCTCATGCCGTAGTACGGTGAGCTGAAATCGGATGTGGCCATAGGATTAGCGGAAACGGTGTACTGCTGATTTCGGGTTCTTCGGCTTCGGACCGTCGCCATCAGGCGATGCGGCTAGCGTCGGCGCTGGCGCCTGCTTCGCCGGCGGCGTTGCGCCGATGAGCGACGAGTTGGTGTCCCATGTAGCCGCCCACGATGGCGGCTTCTTCCAGTCGATCTGCGCGAGCCCGTGGAGGTGGGCAACCATGTGCGTCAGCACCATCAGGTCGAGCGCCTCATTTCGACGTCCGCGCACGAGCTTCTCCCAGCGGCCATTCTTCTGCCGCGTCTCCGACGTCAGCTGCTCGAACCAGACGTGAGGTTCTTCGGGAGATCGCAGCCCATGCGGAAAATGCACGTACCAGTCGCCGAGGTCGGCCTTCTGCAGCTGGCCGGCCAGGTCATCCTTGAAAAGGTTCGGATTGAACTGCGCAACCGGAACCGTGCCGCCGGCGGCCGCGCGGTTCGATTTGCGCGCGGTGTCTGGATACGTCACAAGCAGTCGCTGCGCCGTGAGCGCACTCGCGCCTTTCGTCGGCAGCACGGTCCATGCGTCGCGGCCCGAGATCTTGCCGATCAGACGCACGACGCCGTCCAGCTTCCGCCAGCGGCGCCACGCTGCGTATGCCTGCTGCGTAACGCCAGCCTCGCCGCCGCTGTCGAAGCCGAAAGCGCGGACCGGCATGCGTCGGCCACTGCCATCCGCGAGCGGATAGGTGCGCTGGATCACCTCGAGCAAGAGGTCCCAGTCATCGGGCGATGTCGCCGGATCGCCGTTGACGCGGCCCTTGTCGATCACCCAGCTTTCGCCGTTCACGCCCCAGCCGCGCATGAGCCATTCGAAGCGGCCGCCGTTGGCGTCACAGCCGCCGGTAATGAACCGCACGCCGTCCGGCACAAACGCCAGCTTGAGATCGCCTTCCGCTCGCTCCGCCAGCACGTTCGCGTCGATCGAGCCAACGCCGCGCTTCGGCGAGTACAGGAAACCCCATTGCTTGACGACGACCTGTTTCAGCGTCTTGTCGTCGCCGTCGACCTCGAGCTCACGCTCGGCCTTCGCCTTCGCCCGTGCGAGGCCGCCAATGCCGCCCAGGATGAATGGCGACATCGCGCCGACAATCCAGAAGCCGGCGGACTTTCGAGCGACGAGCTCGCCGCTTACAACGCCCTCCTGCGAGATCTCCTGACCGTCGCCCACCCATCCGCCGAACGGTGACCGGTATGCGGCGAGGTTCATCTCGCGGCGGTACCGGTCCTCGATGAGACAACCATTAACCGGGCAGACGAGCCGCGCCTTCTCCTCGATCTCATCGAGGCTCCAGCCCTCCTCGTAGTGGAGCGGCATGAAGCGCGCGGCGATCGGCACGGGGCTCGACCATGCGCCGCAGTGCGGGCACGGCCAGTACCAGACACGGCGATCGCTGTCGCCGTAAAGCGCCATTACGCCTGCCGTCCAGTCGCGCTCCGGATTCAGGCCGCGGGCGCGGTCCGGGTGGCTCATCGCAAGCAGCATCGACTGCCGGCCGAACGTCTGACGCCGCACGTCGAGCAGCGCCTTGATATCGCCGAGGCCTTCCGGATACGCATCGACCTCGTCGGCGACGATCCGCGGCGCCGACTTGTTGATCAGGTTGTTCTCGGTCGCCGACAGAAACTCGACGCGCATGCCGTCGAAGCGCTTGAAGTGAAGCGAATCGTCGACGGGCCGCGAGCCGAGCCGCATGGCCATTTCAGGATGGCCATCAATCTGTGTGTTGATCCGGCTCTTGACGAAGGCCTCGAGGCCCGGGTCCGTCTGCATGTACCAGAGGAAGTCGCCCGGGTCGTTGGCCACCGACTTGAGCATCCAGTTCTGTGCGATCTCCGTCTTGCCCGACTGGCCCGGGCCGACGACCACGGTCGTCAGATAGTCGAGCCGCGTGAGCGTTTCCATCGGCGCCACGAGGTACGGTGCCTTCTCGTGGTGCCAGCGGCCGACGTAACCGCCGCCCTGGTTTGTCAGTCGACGGTTGAGCGACGCGTACTGCGCGACCGTCTCGCGCGCAGGCGGCACGAGCGCGCCGAGGGCCTCGCGCACGATCTGGTACGGGTCGGCGTAGGCGTTCTCAAGCATCGGGGCCCAGCAGTACTTTCAGCTCGTCGACCATAGTCGTGCGGAGGTCGTCCGTCAGCTCGCGGATCGAGTCCGCACTCTCCTCGGGAAGCCCGAGCTTCTCGACCACCTGGTCCGCGAGCCGGTCGATGCCCTTGCCGAGATGCACGAGCATCTTCGTGATCACCTGGCGCATCACCTCGGCCTGCACGAGGTCGCCGCGGTCGCGCCGCAGCTTGTCCTCAAGGATCTCGGCCTGCACCTGATCGCGGCGCTGCCGCGCGGTCTGTTCGCCGCTGTGTATGACAGGCTCAACGCCAGGCGGCGGTACCGCGCTGGGCGGCAGGACCGTGTACTTCGCGCCCGGGTACGGATTCGCGCCGGGCGCGGTCTGCGCCGGCGGTCGAGCTCGAGCTGCACCGGCACCGCCGGCGAGATACGCCTTCACCGTGGCGAGATCGAATTCCCAGCCGCCGGCGCGCGTGCCGCGCTTCGCGATCGGGAACGACTCGTCGCTGTCGAGCCGTCGATCGAGTTTCGGTCGCGTCCAGCCGAGCGCGTCCGCGAGCGCTGCTTTTCCGATTACACCGTCGGTCCCGACCGGTGTAACGCTCTCAGGTGTAACGTTCCCGCCCTTTCCCTTCGCTTTCGCGTCGCGTTGCGTTACACCCGCTTCGCTAGGCTCGGCGCGCCTTGGAGCCGCATTGGATGCCGCCATAGCGTGTAACGTGTAACGAGTTTTTTTTGGTCAAAGGAACGGGAAAAACGGGCGCGCGCAATGCCCGCGTAATAGGGCTCTCCCGGAAGGACCCTGTAAGGTTTGGGGGTCCCCTCGGGGCCGCCGGTCACCATCCACCGGGTGACCTTCCTTCTCAGCGCTTGGCGGTCTTCAGGGCCGCGGCGAGCGCGTCCTCGAGATCGCGGTCGATCCACTGATCGACGATCTGCTTCGCGCGCGTGCCCCAGTTGAGTTGCTTCTTCACAGGCAACGCGTCGCCGAATCTGATCAGCAGCTTGAGCTTGCCGCGACCGTTGTTCTGCGTGGCATCGAGCTTGTTCAACTTGCCAAGCCGTTTGCCACGAGCATTCAACAGCGTGACGCGTTTCGTGTTCGTCGGCCGCTGCCACACACCATTGATCGTCTCGCCCGATGCTGTCTTCACCGCGCCGATGAACACGTCAGGCCTGCCCTTGAGTGCGGCGAGCGTGCCGCGCGGCAGCTGGCCGTACTGATTGAGCCGGATGTTCTTCGGGTTGAGCAGCGCGCGGCTGGCGAGTTTGTGCACGCCGCCGGTCTCGAACGGCTCGAGATAGCTGGCTGTGATGTCCTTCATATAGACGATCGCCGTGGGCGTGCCCTTCTTCGCGCGCTGCAGCCCGACGGCGCTGCGCGTGAATGGCGATGGGCTTTCCAGCGTGTCCGCGAGGTTCTTACGCTCGGCGTCAACGACGCGTTGCGCGGTGCGATTGATGCCTTGCGCGATCGCGAACGGCACCTGCCGCTGGATGAAGTCGTTGAGGCCTCGCGCTAGGTCACGTGCATTCGACGTGACCCGGATCGTCATCAGGCCGGCCATGCTGCGGAGCGCACACTAGCGTCAGGCTCCGCATCGAAAAACGGGATGCCCGGTACTTGCAGCGAGTCGCGGCCGAGCGGGAACGCCTGCACTGCGATGTCGTCGGTCTCGTCGTCGAATGTCGCGATGACAATCGCTACCGTCGGCTTCGGGAAATAAGGCGCGCGCACGATGACGCTGTCGCCGAGGCGCGGGCGCGCTGCCGCTTTGGGCGCGGCGCCCTTGGACTTCGGTTTGTTCATCGCTTTGCTCGTTTGATGCGCAATCACCGCAAATCCAGGGTTTACGCCGGGATTGAAATTGAAGATGCTGCCGTCACCTCTTTTGCCCCACGCAAAAAGAGGAGGTAAACATGCACGCGCTCTTCGATCAAAACTGCAATCTGGTCGGCTGGTATGACCCGGCCAACAGCAGCATCTGGGACACGCAAATGCGATGGTCCGCCTTCATCGTGGACGGGAATGCGTTCTCGACGCAGACCGAACAATGGCTGGGCGCCTTCGTCAATGCCACGTTCCAAGACCGGAACGGGAAGGCTGCGCTCTGGATGCCGGAACTCGGTTCTCCGGAGAGCGGTTTTGCGCCCTTCCCCCCTTTCGCGCCGTTCAAGCCGTTCACGCCCTTCACACCGTTCAAGCCGGCGGCGCCGTTTGCGCCATTCGCTCCATTTGAACCGCTTGGCGGCTGGTCGCAGTTGAACTTCAACGCCTGGATGGCTCAGAACTGAAAAGCAAAAAGCCCCGGTCGGTGAGGACTCGGGGCTTTGGAGACACTTATTCACAGTGTCAGATTGAGCGGTAATTTACTGTCGAAAATGGAAGGCGTCAAGAAAATGTGTCACGGACGGATAAAAGGCAGTCCGGAAAGCAGCTCGTCGGCACGCTTCCGCGCTTTCGATTCGACGCCGTCGACAGCCGTTTCGACAACCGGCAGTGCGAGCGCGTCGTCATGCAGATGCGCCTCGTCGGCGACGTCCGCCGTTGCGTCGCCAGCTGCGGCGCGCTTTCGCTTCGATGGTTTCGCCTTTCGCTTCGGCTGACCCTGAAACCACAGCTTGATGAGCTGCCAGTGCTCGCCCGCCGTTTTCTCCGACACCTCGCACTTGATCGCCAGCGCCTTGACTTCGACCTTCCTGCCGGCCGCTTTCTCAATGAGCCCGCGACGCAGTTGGTAATGCACTAGTCTGCCGGCCAGAGCGGACATTACCTTCTCAGTCAGTAAGCTGATCGCCGCCTGGTATTCCGGGTTCGGCGTATAGCCAGAACAACACGCATGCCCGCACGTGCATGGCCACGCCTTCGGCGCAAAGCGTGCCACTAACACCGCGCGCTCGAGCTCCGTCAGCTGCTGGAGCTCGCGGCGGATCATACCGGCCTGCCCGGCGCCATCGTTGCCGCTCAACCCCTTCCCCGTGCGAGGAGATGGCGAGGCGAGACGATCGACGGCCGAACGATCGCGCGTCTGCATGGAATAGTTGAATGCGAAAACGAGAGCATCCTGCGGCGTGCGGAAAAGTACTTCGTTGGTCTCGCTCATCGGATGGCCTTTGTGGTTTGCATGGTCTTCAATTGCTCAATGCGCTTGCTCTGCGCGTGCAGCGTCTCGCTCAACATCCAGAGAGCGGACGCCGAAATCCTGATCGTTTCCTCGGGGTGGCCGGCGCGCACCGCCCGCGACGCCTCCCGAAGCGCGCTTTCCAGATCCGTGCGCGGCGCCGGCTGGCGGTTCAAACCGCCAGCTCCATGAAGTCGGATTCGAAGAAGTCGCGCAGGCTTCTTTTGTTTTTGCTCCGCAGCGCGCGGCAGCGCAGGTATTCCGGTGTCACCCAGGCGTCGCGCGGCGCTTCGATGCCAGCGCGGCGGTCCTCCGGCACATAAACCTCGACCTCGGCTCGCTCCGGATCCAGCGAGCCGTCCGCCAGCCGGATGCGCCTGACGACGCGCACGCGCGCGATGTGTTCGGCAAAGCCCGGTTGATATGAGACACGGCCGCGAAACGACGTCGCGACCATGGTCGGCACTTCGGTTGTCAGCACCAGCGTCATCGCGTGGCCTCCAGTGCAGCCATCTTTCGTTTGCGCACGGGGATCCAGCGGCCGAGAGCTACGAGCGTGGCGTCGCGCCGCTCCTGCTTCGTCGGCACCGTGCTTTGATCGAGCCAGAAATGGCACGCACCGCAACCGGGGAACGTGTAGCGGTGGTCGGCCTTGATACCCTTCCCGGCGCCGTGCTCGAGCAGATTCGAATGGCACGGCACAACCGTTTCGTCGATTGGGTTCAGGCGACACACGCCGGGGACACGCAGATAGCAAGGCTCGCCGCGGCACGCCGCGAGGTAGTGCGCGCCCTCCTCGACCGTCGGCTTGCGCACACGGCGCTTGATTGCCGAGCGGCGCAGCGCGGTGCCGCGGTTCGCCAGACTGCTGAACGGTGAGTCCGGTTTGCGTTTGAAGCCGGTGCGCTTCATGGGCGTTTTGCGTGACAGCATCACTGCCACCATCCGCTGTGAACCCCAAACCCGAAGATGCCCGCAAGGATCCCGAGAAACAGCGCGGCGCGCGGAGGGATTGCACGCGATAGATAGACGGCGGCGATGATATATAGCCCCTGCCAATTGCTCATGCGGCCACCTGCTGGCGGTCGATCGCGGGCGCTCCGCAGCTCACCATGCGACGCATGCATTCGACGAGCAGCGTGTCCGCCAGCTGCGTCGGGTGATCGGTTTGCGCGGCTTCCGTGGCCCTCGCGCGGCGCGCGGCGCGAGCCGGGTCACGCCATGTCTTCACGGCCACGTTCTTGCCCGGGCCATTGACATAGACGAGCACGTTGCCGTCGCGCCGGCAGATGTGGATCTGCTGCATTGGGCCTTCCTGAGACAGCTCGTGCAAAGCGCGCTGCACGGTCTTGCGGGAACGGTTCAATGCGTCGCCGCAATCCTTCACCGTGCGCTCCTTACCGTCTTCCATCAGGTCCGCCAGCCGCGCCGCGAGCGGTTCGCATCCCTTTTTCGCATTCCGCATCGCCGCTCCTTCATGCGTTGCCGCGCAGTACGCGCCACGCGCGCGTCAGCAGCCCGGAAGGCGCCGGCGGCGCGACGTATTCCTCCCAATGTCGACCTTCAGGACCGCACGCGTCATCGCCAAATCCATCCCCGCCCCGAGCGGCGCTGCAGGTCGGCAGCCAACCATCCACCGGATCGCGCAAATGCTCTAGCTGCGGATGGCGGCACGCACGCGGCATGCGTGGCGATGGCGGAGAGGGTTGGCCAAAACGGCACGTAGCGCACGTCGGCGCGGGTTTGATGTTGGATCGGTTTGCCATCTGTTTCACCCCGGGCGGAAATTGGACCCGCCGGCGCAAGCCGGCGGTGTTGGAGGGCCTCGCGTTATGCTTGTTCGGCGCCCTGCTGCGCGATCGCGCGCGTGACGCTATGCGCGCTGACGTTCACGCCAGCGGCCGTGAAGCGGGCATCAGCCGATTCGCCATACGGGTCGGCCTCGGTCCACTGGTAGCCGACCGATCCGTACATGTCGACGCGCACGTCCATCGTCTCGTCGTCCGCCAGCATGTCGATGAACGTATGCGCCGTGCTGATCGCGGCATCCTTGTCCTTCGCGTGGCAGCGCTGCTGCTCGACGATCTTCGCCATTTCGTCGGCGACTCGCTGTTTCGCTTCGGCCTTGTTGGCCGCGGTAAAATTGATTGCGTAGCTCATGAGCTTCTCCGGGAGGTGGGGAAATCACCAGCTGCGGCTGGTGAGATCTTCGGTGCGCCAGCCGTGGCGGCCGTCGCGCTGAATTGCGATGAAACGGAATGGGAACTGGCTGGCGGCCGCCTTGGTTTTGGCCCTTGCGTCGTCAGTCCATCGGCCCTTCACCTCGTGGAACTCGAGCTGGCCCGCCGCGGTGATGACCGGGAAATCGATGGTGATGAACGTGCGGGTCCGCCAGCCGCAATTTGATTGATTCGAAGCGGTACCAAAGGATCTCGCCGGCGTGCAGCTGCGTCTTGAGTACTTCGTCCTCGTATGCGGTCTCGAGCTTGTTCTGGCGGCCGCGCGACTCGCGACCGATCTGCTGCATGCGCTCGATGGGCGTCGGGTAGGAAACGCCACGCCACCCGTCGATGACCGCTTGCGTCGGCATGGCCATGGCGCCGGCGAGCGCGCGGATGGTCGGGTCAAGCGGCGTGGGCGTGGTATCCGCCAGATCGCGCGCGGCGCTCGCGATCTGTTCGCGGATCCGCGCCGTGCCCACGCGGCCGCCCGTGATCGCGCTGGCGGGGAGACGAATGGTTCCCTTGCTCATGGGTTCCTCGTGCGCGGCACTAACCCAACCGGCAAAACCGGATCCATGGCCCCGGGGAACGCCTCGCAATTCACCATGAATTTCATGCGCTCCGGTACGTTGGTGCCGGTGAACCAGTCCGTCAGATTGACTGCTGACCATCTGCCGAGGGCGTATGCCTCGAGCTCGTTCTCGGGTGCCACGATGAGCATCCCGCCAGCTGTGATCGTCGCTTTCATCGCACCACCTTCGAGATGGACGCCTCGTCTCGCACGTCATATCCGTAGTCATGCGAGCGCCACATGCCATCCGCGCCGCGCTCGCGGTGCTCGTGCGGCTCTTTCATGTCGCATATCGAGCAACGCCAGTTGTCGGGATAGGTATCCACGCGAACGCCCGCGGCGACCAACCGATCAATGATTTCGAGGAAGCTCATGCCGGCACCTCATCGGGCACGTCGTCGCCGAATTTGGATTTGACGAAGCAACGCATCGCCGCCTCGAGGAACGTGCTCCCGGTCGACAGGTATTCGCCGTGATAATGGTTCGCCCGCCAGCACCGCTCGCCGGGCCGAAACGTGCGGAGCTGCGCCATCGTTCTCACGCAGATCTCTTCGCGTTCGATGATCGGGCCACCGACGCTCCAATCCGCCGATGGGAAGTACAGGCGCTCGGGGCGCCAGTGGTTTTCGCCCACTTGCTGTCCGGGTAGCAGGCAATGGAGGCATCCGTCTGTGTATTCCGCAATACGCGGCTCATGGAGCCCGTCCGCCTTCGCCACCCAGTAGTTGAGCAACGCGCCGCTTAGCTCGCTGACCTTCATGCCGTCACCTCGTCCGACACTTCGAAGCCGAAGACGGAGGCCACATAGCAGCGCATTGCGGCTACGAGTGCTTCGTCGGCGCACATCACAACCTTTCCATCGCGACTCCGTGCACACCATGGCGTCAACACCTTGGGTGAGTCTTCATATGCAAGACTGATGCCCTTTCGCTCGATGATCGGGCCACCCTGGCGCCATGTCCGCGAATAGAAGACCTTCACGCCCGCGTCCGTCGCGTGCCATGCGCCATTCTCAAAATAGAGCTCGGCGCATTTCGAACCCGCTGCCCGCTCCACCCAGTAGTCGAGTCGCGCACCGCTCAATTCGCTCACTTTCATGCTGTAGCCTCATCGCGCACGTCATCCTCAAGCTGAAGCCCCGTGACCGGAAGCAGGAAGCGATCGCCCGTCGCGATCTCATATGCTTCGAAGATCTCGCCGTTCGTCGCGCGCCACTTCAGTGGGACGTCACTGCGGATGCGCCAAACCTCTGTGTCGGGATCCCCCAGCAGGATCAGCACGCCGTTCGTCATCACGAATGCCTCGCCGTAGGTCGCGCGCGAAACGACGTCGACGATGCGGCCAAGGTTCTCGGGCGTGTACTTCGTCCCGACGATGATGGCCATCTGGCCGGCTTCGCAGTTCATCGTGCGACCTCCTGAAGCTGAAGCGCCGCCCACGCCTTCGGGCCCATCGCGATCCTGTTGCCGGGCAGCTGGTATGCAACGCTCTGCGTGCCGAAGAACTCGAGCATCCACGCGTTCAAATCGGCGACGAACTCTTCCGGCATGAGCTCCGCGAACCGCGTCGAGACAGTCATCCGCGGCACGTTGTCGAGGTGTGGGTGGACGATCACGTCCATGCCGCCGAAGCGACCGAGGGGGCTGTTGATCATGCGTAGAAGTCCGTTGGAAGAAGCTCGGCGCCGAAGAACTCGACGATCTGCTGGTAGCGCGAACTGCCCTGCCAGCTCTTGAGGACGTGGTCGATCCATGGGCCGCGGCCTGAGGCCTGCGCCACGCGAATCAAGTAGTCGGGCGTCGATTCGTTCGGGCGCCGCTCGACGCGCACGCGTTTGCCTTGGGCGCCGGTGCCGGAGTCCGACTTCCACCAGGGCTCCTCAACGGGCACCGGTGCGTCAGCAGCGGTCGAAGCCGCCAGCACCTCGTCGACAAAGCGCGCGAGGAACCCTGCGTAGATCGGCCGGCTATCGCTCGCAAGCTTTCGGCGACCCGTTGCTCGGCGATGCGCATCCGCCAGCTGCGCGGCCGTCACGCCCCTCCCCACCCACGTCAGCACGTGGACGCGATCGGCTTGAGCGTCAACCTCGCAGTTCGGCAGCGCAGCGATCCAAGCGAGCATCGTCGCTTCGGCATCGGATGGTGCGATCTCGTCGGCGTCGGGCGACGTTTCGCCGTTGCCTGTTTTTTGAGCAGCGGCAGCAGCGTCGTTTTCCGCGCTCGCGTCTGCTGCTGCTAATGAAGGGTTAACTGCAGTATTAGACTGAACCTCCTTCAGTGCCTTTATGTCGTTAGGTTCAGTGCCTTCCTGCACGACGTTCAGTGCCTCTTGAGAAGGCACTGAACCTCCTTCAGTGGCTTTATCCACAGGGCACTGAACCTCCTTCAGTGCCTTTTTTCCGCGCCCCTTTTTCTGAGGCACTGAACCTCCTTCAGTGCCTCCATCATCACGATCGGGAACTTCGAAGCCCTCGGGAATGCGCGGGAAGTACTCGTGACGAGCCCACTTCTGCTTGCCATAGCCGTGCTTGCGCACGACGAACCAACCCTGCTCGGCGGCGAGGGCAAGGTGCGTGCATACGGACCGCTCGGAGAGCCCTGTTTCGGCCGCCAGCATGGCCGTTGACGGGAAGCAGTCCTCGCCAAGGTCGTTCAGATGGCACGAGAGCGTGAGCAAAACGTGCCGCGTGGTCGGCGGCAGCTTCGATTTGATAATGGCGTGGCGCCATGTCCATGGCTTCATGACTGCGCCCTTCGCATGAAGTCCGCGATAGCGTCCACGTCGGCGCGCACATACATCAGCCCGTCAGACTGGCGTGTTGCGAAAAGGCCGATGTTGCACAGCACGGTGAGCGCGGCGCCCAATTCGGGCCAGCTGAGTCCGGTGCCGCTGGAGAATCCGCCGCGCGTGAGGTCGAGCTCTTCACCAGTTGGGGACTGGCGATCGAGGACGAAGCCGAGAAGCACAGCGGCGTGCGCGCCGAGCTCACGCACGGCGCACGGGTAACAGGGAATCGGGCGATCGATCTCGCCCAGCGTGTTCGCCGTCATACGACACTCTCACGGACGTTGCGCGGGATACGCTGCTCGAGCGTCATGCGCTGGTCCCAATAACGGTAGTAGAGGTTTTTGTGCCAGGTGCCGATCACGGCGGCCGGCACCTTCTCGCGGCCGAGCACGTGCGGCGCGCGCTTCACGACGATTCCGTAGCCGTCTGGTCGGTGCGGGCCATTCCATGCGTCTTGAGCACCGACGAGCGTCGGAAATACGTGCCACACGCCAGCATGCGCCGGCACCCAATCGGGAATGCCGAGCTGCTCGGGCACGACGTAGACGAAACGCGTGATCCAGTCGGGCATGCCAACCCACTTCGGCTTCGACAGATCCTTTCGCCAGTCCGCCAGCGACACCTTCACCTCGAGCTCGGTGGCATAGCCCGCACGCGTGACCATGACGAAGTCGGCGCGGTACTCGCCGAATCCGCGCCCGCGCGCGCCGAGCGAATAGCGGACAGAGGCCTCGGGAATCAGGAGGTTCGCGCGGTGATCGACGTGGCGCCTGATCGCGGCGTCGACGAGCCCGGCATTGATCCCCGGTGCCTTTCTAGACTCGCTCATCGCGCACATGGACGTTCACGCGGTAGAAGGTTTGACGGCCGTCGCGCAGCTCTTCGACGAGGCCGAGCGCGACCAACGACGTGATCTGCTGGCGAACGCCGCTCGACGACATGCCGCACAGCACCATCAGGCGCGCGATCGTCACACTGCACTCGCGCGTGCTCTGCACGCTCAGATGCGACAGGCAAAGCAAAACGAGCTTCTGCGGTCCGCGAAGCTCGATATCCCAGGCGAGATTCGAAAGATGAAACGACATGCGTTGCGACCCCGCGCAGTGAAACGACGAATTGAATACTGCTGGCCCTGCTCTTACGCGGCCGCGCCGCACGCACCCATGCTCATGCGTGCGCAACGGCAGTTGCTCCCGATCACGTTGCCCTGAGCGAGGTACTCCATGTAGCTCTTCGGCACGATGACGAGGTCGAGCGCGTCGATGACGGCGGTCTGGTGCTCGAGCGTGATGCCTGCCGTGTTCGACAGGATCTTCGACAGCATCGAGACGTCCCAGCCAGTGGCTTCGAGGATCGCCTGCTTCTTCTTCGGATCCGAGATCGCATCGCGTAAGAGTTTTTCGACGATCGGCACGCGCGGAAGCATGCTCTGGACCGTCTGGGCAACGGCATTCATAAGGGTTTACTCCGTATTCAAATATTCAGGAATGCGCATGAACGCACCGGTAATTAAATTCGCTTCATGTTCCCCACGCGAACGCGAGATCACATGTCCATTCGATTCATCCGCCGTCGGCAGTACCGCCTCGGGCATAACGCCGCAGCTAACAGCGCGCGCGAATTGCAACAGCCAATCTGTCGGCCACAGCTTCGTAGTCAGGACGGTCAACTCCGCGCCGGCGCTCGACCCACGCGAGGTTGCGTCGCAGTCCACGCTAAACAGTCCCTCGCGGAGTCGCTCGCCTTCGTAGAGGCAATGCAGGATCTCCAGCTGGAGTGCCGGGTATCGATGGCCAGCATCGATAACGTCGGCGAGGATCTCGTGCAGCGAGCGCTCAACCATTCACGCCCCCGCGGGCTTCTTTTCTTCGGCCGCAAGCAGGACAGCGAGTCTCGCAAACAGCCAGCCGGTGAGCGTGAAAACCGCCAGCGATGTGCAGCCGATCGCAACCTGTGCGATCACGCGCGCGAACAGCAGCGTGCGAGACCAGACGCGATGCGCGCGCGTCGAGCCGGGAATCGGAACCGGGCGCTTCGCGAGCGCGGCGAGCACGAACAGGAAGGCGAGGCCGAACGTAATCGCGACACCGAGCCACCAGTAAAACGTCAGCAGGCGACCAGCGACGTTGGAGCCGCCCGCCAGCCAGAACCAGCCGAGCCCGATTTCGATGGCCGGCAGCACGAATCCGCACAAAAGCTTCATTCAGTTCCCCTCCTCGGGTTGAGCCGCGTCGTCGAGCTCAGCGATGAGATCCACGAGTCCCTTGACGAGCGAGTACGCCGGCCGTTTTTTGCCAATCTTTCCGTTGGCAATGTCGGAGACGGTCGGCTGGCTGCAGCCAAGCCGGTCGGCGATCATTCGCTGCGTGCGCCCAGCTGCGATAAGCCGGTGCACCATGCTCTGGAGGTCGGGATCTTGAGTCATGCGCAGAAATATAGATGTTCCGATATTTTTAGTCAATCGGAAAATCTATGCGCCCTTGTATAAGAATCCCTATATGAAATTTGGGCAACGACTCCGCGAGGCCAGAAAGGCCGCGAAACTCACACAGATCGAGCTGGGCAAGCGCGTCGGGCTGACGCAGGCAGCCATTTCCGATCTCGAAAACGGCAACACCGAGGGAACCGCGCAAACCGTCAGGCTTGCGTATGCCCTCAGCGTCACGCCTGAATGGCTGGCCGAGGGAAAGGGGCCCAAGACGGCACCTGACTGGGGCTATCGTGAGCCAGCTACGGATCCCAACTCCCTGGGAAGAGACCCGAATCTTAGCGACACTATCTTCGCCGCACGCCGGGACGGCGTTCTCGGCGACGGCGCCGCGCGGCTGATCATTGCCGCAATCGAGGCCGACGCGAACGGCCTGGATGAAGAACTCTTGCCGCTTCGCGACATGGTATTCACGCTATCTCGCCTTAAAACGGGTACTTTGCCCTCTGTTCGGCCTTTAGAAAAGAATGAAGCAGACGCAGAATCTTCGCTCGACAAAAACGTGACCGAGGCGTTGAGAGGCGCATTACCGAGTCGCGACGCGGGGCACGCCGAAGATGAACGGGGAGCACGAGGGCACAAGCGGAAAGGTGGTTGATCTGGTGGCATTCCGCCGCCGGCGGGAGCGCAAGCGCAAGCCTCCGACGTCTCGCAAACGCTCCCTCCCTCGCAGTTCCCTGAGTATCGAGATCTTAGGCGACACCGTGAAATTCCCCACGCCGATCGTGCGGCGTGTTCACGCTCTTGCCCTGCTGCGGATCGTGCTCGAAGTATCAAACCACCTCCTAGAAGTCCATTCCGGCCGCTTCGGCGACTGACTCACGACGCGCACTTCCACCGTCAAACCGATATTCGCACACAAATATAGATTTTCCGATTGACAGTGAATATCGGAACATCTATATTTCGCTCCATCAGATCCCAACGTGGAGCGAACGATGTCCCAGCAACAGCAAGCCAACCCCACCGCCAGCGCAGCAGCACCCCGCGCCGGCGCGCGCGGCGTCCGCGCTCTTGTCCGGACTCTTCGCATCGCTCGCAACGTGTTCGCCGTGCTCGGCGTGCTCTTCGCCTATCTGCTCTACACGGGCTGGCAGCAATACGAAGACCGCGTCGATGCCGGCGACACGACGTGCACCCTCACCCGTTGCCTGTGAGGTCGCGATGAAACCGACATTGCAAAGCGAGCTGCTCGACTGTATCCAGCGCGCGGCCGAATCGGCCGACGAGTTTGCTCGGAAGGTGCCTGACGCGAACCGCACGGAATATTTCGTCGCCTGTCTGTGCGGCGGCCTGAGCGTCAAGTTTCCGAAAGTCGCGAAGGCTCTCGCCATCGGTGCTGGCTTGCAACATCTCGCTTGTGCGCGAGGAGACTGAAATGCGCCCGACGCCCACCCGCCTCCCCGACGAGCTGCTCGCGCAAGCGTGCCGCACGCTCGGCGTCGAAGGCGCGCCGGACGAAGCGCTGCTCAATCCCGCGGTTCGCGCCGCCGTGCAAGCCGCGGTCCGCGCGCAGATCGTCGGCCGCCCGCAGCGCCACGTCGGCCGTCACGTGACGCCCCGCGCTGAGTCCCGCACCCAAACGTGCTTCGCGTTCGACGACCAGATCGTCGATCTGAAGCGACTCGCAGCCAATGACGCAGACGAGGAATGACATGAGCACGCTCGGATATCTCGGCCTCGCCACCGTGGCCACTGGCTGCGTCGCCTGGACAATGACCGCCGTCGCGAAGCGCTACGACGCCCACTTTTCCGCCCCCGCGAACGATGTATCGGGCTCTGACGGAGGCGCGGCCGCGGCGCGCCTTCCGCATGGGGTTTCCATGACGTCGATCGCGCTCCGGCAGGGCCTGCCGGAAATTCCGGTGCGCATGCGCGCGCTGCCGCTGGATTCCCGCGGCTATCCGATTCCGTATTTTGTCGCCCGCATCGACGGCAAGCCGGACTTTCGCGTCGCAGACACCGAGAAGTTCGCGACATGCATCTATTACAAGCGCTGCTGGATCTGCGGCACGCAGCTGGGCCAGTACAAGGCATTCGTGATCGGGCCGACGTCGGCCGTGAGCCGCACGTCCGGCGAGCCGCCCTGCCACGTCGAGTGCGCGAAGTTCGCCGCGCAGGTTTGCCCGTTCATCGTCAATCCGCGCGCCTCGCGCCGTGACTCGGGAATGCCCGTGAATAAGCAGGCACCCGCCGGAACGATGTTCGAGCACAACCCGGGCGTCGCGCTCGTCTGGGTCACGCGTGACTCGATGGCCGTGAGCGTCCGCAATGGCGTGATCTTCCGTATGGGCGAGCCCGAGCAGACGTTCTGGTACCGCGAGGGCCGTCTGGCGAACCGCGACGAGGTGCGCGCGGCGCTCGAAACCGGTTTGCCCGCACTCTACGACCTCGCGCACGACGAAGGCGAAGCCGCGGTGCTCGAGCTCGACACGGCCGTCGCCCGGGCGACGCGCTATTTCCCTCCGTATTCGACTGGCGCCGCGATCGCGATGCCCAACTAATCAGGCTCTCAGGTGCGCGGCAATTTCCCCGACCGCGTGCTCTCGGCGGCGGCTCGTACAGCGCCCCATTTTTTAAGGATTCGAGATGAGTGAGCAGAAATTCGAGCAGTGGGCGTTGATTGAATTGTTCGGACACCAACGCATTGCGGGCCGCGTGTCCGACCTCACGATTGGTGGCGAATCGTTCGTGCGCGTCGACGTGCCGGCGTGCGAAGCCACCGACGACGAGCCCGCGCTGCAGGCCTTCACGAAGGCATTCGGCAAGGGTGCGATCTACGGGATCACGTTCCTCGACGAGGCCGCGTCCCGCTTGTTCGTCCGCCAGCTGCGCGTGCAGCCGATCGGCACGTGGGAATTGAAGCGTGCTCTGCAGGATCTGCCGGCTGGCCGCGGCACCACGCAGCGGCTCGGGTTCGAGGATGAAAACGCGCCGGCCTAGGAGGCGTACGCCTGCCCCGACCCTCTTCCAGCTGTTCGCTGCCGTCGACGACGGAAGCATGGACTTCAGGGACGCATACCGAATCGCACGCGCGCAATTGCGCGCCGCCAAGCGCCAGCGCATGACGCATTACTCGAAGAGAGCGAAGCCATGAAAACGATCTTCATCTTCAACGATACCCGCCCCACCGATCTCGCAATGCACATGACCGCGCTCGGCGAGGACGGCCGACGCGTCGCCACCATCGTGTTCGACCCCAAGACGGAACCGCATCACGAATATGCGATGGGCTGCGCGCACGAGCTCGGCGCGAACGTCGATCCCTCGATCTCGATCCCGGTGAACGAGACCCGCCGTGACCTCTTCGCTTCGTACGACCGCATTTATGGCGCCGGCAACTGGATGCCGCTGCTGGTCCAGCCCGGCACCGACAACGCCGAGTGGCGCCACGCGCTTGAGCTCTACCGCGCACGAGCAGCGACCGCTGGCGCGCCTGAGCCGCGATTCAGCGCGACGGCACTCGCGCGGATCTTCGAAGCCGTGCTCGGCGCGACCGCGCCCACTCAGGCTCCGGCCGACGCCCGCGTGGTGCATTGAACGCTCTTGAATGAGCGTGAATGACCCGAATAGATCAGGAGATTATTTCGTGCAGACCGAACAGGCATCCATCGACTTCCTGCCGCTCGACAGTATCCGCAAGTCGCCGACGAACCCGCGCAAGCGCTTCCCCGAGGCCGAGCACCTCGAGCTCGTCGAGAGCGTACGCGAGCACGGCATCCTGCAGCCGGTGCTCGTGCGGCCGTGGCCTGACGAGCCCGGCCTGTTCGAGCTCGTTGCTGGCGAGCGCCGCTATCGCGCCGCGAGCGTGGTCGAGCTCGAGCTGATCCCCGCGCTCGTGCGGGATCTGACGGATGACGAAGTACTCCAGATCCAGATCGTCGAGAACCTGCAGCGCCGCGACCTTCATCCGCTCGAAGAAGCAGACGGCTACAAGGTGCTTTCCGATCGCGGCCACACGCTCGAGCAGATCGCGACCGAGGTCAGCCAGACCCGCACGTACGTCGCGCAGCGCCTGAAGCTGTGCGCGCTCAATGCGCAGACGCGCAAGCTGTTCTTCGACGAGAAGCTGAACGCGAAAACCGCGCTGATGATCGCGCGCCTCCCCACCGACCTGCAGGACAAGGCGGCGAAAGAGCTGACCGCGACGTACATCAACGGCGAGCCGCGATCAGTCAAGGCGGCGTCGGAACACATCGAGCGCACATACATGCTGCGCCTCGATCAGGCGCCGTTCAAGACGGCCGACGCCGCGCTCGTGCCCGCGGCCGGCGCATGCGGCCCGTGCCCAAAGCGCACCGGGAATCAGCCCGAGCTGTTCGAAGACGTGCGCGGCAAAGAGATCTGCACGGATCCTGCGTGCTTTGCGAAGAAGCGCGAAGCCGCGGCCGTACAGAAGCGCGCTGACGCAGAAGCCGCCGGGCGCACGGTCATCACCGGCAAAGAGGCGAAGGCCGCTCTGCCCAACCAATATAGCCAGCTGCAGGGCGGCCTGGTGAAGCTCGACGACACCTGCTACGAGGATCCGAAGCGCCGTTCCTATCGCCAGATCATCGGTGCCAAGGGCGTGAAGGCGGCGGCGCTTCTCGAGAGCCCGCACGACGGCAAGCTGATCGACGTCATGCCGAAGGCTGACCTCAAGAAGGCGCTCGCCGATAAGGGCATCGAAGCGCGCAGCGCTGGGGCCTCGAACCCGTCGCAGTCGGCCGAGCTCGCGAAGAAGAAGAAAGCCGACGCATATCGCGGCGAGCTCTTCCGTCAGGTGCGCGAGGCGCACGACGGCACCGGCCTCGATGACTTCGACCTGAAGATCGTCGCCGTCACGTTCTATCGGCGTCTGTGGAATGAAAACCAGAAACGTCTCTGCAAGCTTTACGACTGGGGCAAGACCGCCATCAGCGAAGCCGATTTCGCGAAGAAGGTCGACGAGATCGCGGCCGATTCCGAAGCGCTCGGCCGGCTAGTGATGGATATCGCGCTGATCGACGAATCCGTCGCGCCGACCTATTCGACCGGCAAGCCTGAGCTGCTCGAGGCGATCGCGCGCGAGCGCGGCATCGACCCGGGCGTCGTGCGCAAACAGGTCGAGACCGACATGCGCCCAAAGCCGAAGGAAAAGCCGGCGCCGGCGAAGAAGACGCCTCCCGCTGCGCCGAAGCCCACCGCGAAAGCTGCACCTACCAAACCCGCGCCGGCGCCCGCGAAGAAAGTCGCGGCCAAAAAGGCACCTGCGAAGAAGGTCACCGCTGCGCTAAAGCCCGTCATCGCGAAGAAAGCGGCGAAGAAGCCTTCGCCTGCCGAGATCTTCAATAGCAGCGAACCGGCTTGGCCCTTTCCCAACACGGGTCGGCCATGAACGAAGAACTCATCGAACTCGCGCGCACTGCCGGTATGTTTGTGCAGCTCGACGCAGTGATTGGGAATCAGCAGTACTCGAGCGTAAGAGGTTCGCTCGACGCGCTGCGTCGCTTCGGCGATGCATACAGCGCGGCGCTGCAGCTCGAGCGCGATCGCAAGGCAGGAAGCAGCGAGCAGCTCACATAAAAGGTTTGAAGGACCGGGCGCGGCCGGACCACCGCGCAAAACCAACCTACGGAGATCTACATGAAGCGCATCACTTTTGCATTTGCAGCAGCCCTCGCACTCGTCGCGGCGCCCGTCGCTTTCGCCGGCAATGGCAACGGCAATAACGGCAACGGGAATGGCAACTACGGCGCGACGAGCTCGTTCTCGTTCAGCGGTGGTTTCGGCTCGTCGGTCAGCACGTCGGGAGGCTCGCAGGCCGAAGCCGGCCAGAACGGCAACGGTTATTCGTCGCAGTGGAGCAATTCGAGCGGCGGCGGCTATGCCATCGGCGGCACAGCGATCGGCGCGGGTGTCGGTGGATATGGCCTGAGCGGCGTTGGCGCCGGCGCGTCGGGTTCGTTCGGCTATACGGGCAGCACCTCGAGCGCGAACGCAGGCGGCTATACGAACGGCAGCGGCTATGGCGACAGCAAGTCGGGGGTCGGCACCGACGTCTCGTCGTACGGCTACTCGAACGTCAACGGCAGCTATTCCTACGGCAACTGATGAAAAGGGCCTTCGGTACGGCTAATACCGAAGGCCCCGTGCAACCACCGTTGGGGGTGACAACAATGAAACAGAATTTCATCATCGCGGCGTCGATTGTACTCCTGGCTCATGCGGCCGGCGCAATCGCACAGACGTCGACATCGGCGAGCGCAACGCAGAACTCGGCATCGACCTCGACCGCGCAAGGAACCATCCAGTTCAGCCAGGAGCCGGAGCATACCTCGCAGACCGTGCGCAACGTATCGGCGCCTGTTCTCGGCGCATACGCGGCTAGCTTCTCGCAGATGAATTGCGGACAGACGGTCCAGTTCGGAGGCGCTGTCGCCGGCGTTTCGCTCGTCGGTGGCGCTTCGCACAGCCTGCAGGATTGCAAGCTCGAGGTCGCGGCCGCCGAGACGGTCCGTCAGTCGACAGTCACTGAAGACGTCGACGTGAAGGCAAAGCTGCAGAAGGCCGCAGTGCTCATCCGATGCCAGGTGTCGAAAGAAGTCTATGACGCCTATCTCGCCGCGGGATTCGACTGCGCACTGAAGCCCGAGGAACTGCAGTCGCGCACCGACACGCAGCCTGCCAACTATCGCGTCGCAGGCAACTGATGAACGTCGAACGAAAGCGCCGGCGCGAGGCCTTCCTGGAGCAAAGCCGACGCTATCTCTTCGCGAAAGATCCGACGACTGAGCAGCTGCATGCGCTCGTTCAGTCGTTCGCCGACATGGTGTCATGCGATCGCGATGAGCCGGTGTGCGTGCTGATCGGGAAGGTTGCAATCGAGCGTAATCAGCATCGCGTGCGCTAGCGCGTCAGTATGGAGGAACAGTCAATGGATACACAGGATAAAGGTAACCGCTCTCCCATAGATGGCGACCAAGGTTCGACGCTTCGCGTCGGGCCCGATGAAGTCATCTGCACGGTTGCTGGCGTCACGCTTTTCGGCTCGGCCGACAACGTGCGCGCCGCGCGCGCGGCACTCGAGGCATGTCCGCTGCCGACCTACCCCGATGAGCTCACGCCCGAGCTGCGCGAAGTCCTCGGCTGGATGTGCTTTCAATGCATCTCCATTGCACAGGCGATGCGCGCGGCCGGAATCGACGTGAAGAAAAAGGCTGAAGACGAGCAGGCGCACGTGCTGCATTGGATGGTGAAGCTCGTGCTACGTCACGGAGCCAACTGGCGCAAGGAAGGCGTGAAGGATATCGAAGCATGGCGCGAAGCCGCGCGCGCTCGATCGTCTCAGTCCAATGGAGCGCCGGCATGATCACTTCCGAAAAGAGGCGCTTCCACATGTGCCTCGACGTGCGCGGCGCGCTGACGAATTGGAAGAAAAGCGACTTCCGCGGCATGTTCAAGCGCGATGACGGCCGCACGATGTCCGCCGATGAAGCGAAGTCGATCCTGATCGACGAGCTGTCGAAGGGCCACAACTTCATTCCCTATGGCGCGTGCGACAACTTCGATCACAAAGAGCACGGCTGCCTTGGCCACGCTGTCGACGACCCGTCAGGGAGTCGATGATATGGCGACGAGATCGAAGCGCCAACTGAGCCGCGATATCGCGTGCATCCGGATCGGCTACGAGCACTACTTGCTCGACGCCGATAAGGCGATGCAGGTCCTCAAACTCATGCGCGAATCTATTTCGTGCAACCGCCAATTCGGCGGACGACACATGCGCTATATCGCTGGCGCTGCACCGGAGCTCGAGCTCTCGATGATTCAAGCATCCGAAGTCGTCATGCCGGGCAATCAGTTGGCGCTCGAAGATATGAGTTGGCCGAAGTGAGGAAACGATGACACACACAGTTTCGACGCTCGAGATCTCCGAGCGCTCGTTTAAAGAGATCGCCGATAAGCTCCGCGCTGCGGGATATGGGCATCTCTTCATGGCCGACGGCTCGATTGATATGTACGGTATCGGCCTCGCACGCGGCGTGGCGCTCGCCCCTTCTGATGCGGCGGAAGCGGCGCAATCTGACCGGGCACATACGCTCGTCCAGCGACACGCGAATGCCACGCGAGCGCTCGAGCACATGTACACCGAAAAGAACATCGAGCGTTTGAAAGCGGTCGGCGCCGAGCTCGAAGCAGCACTCGCCGCTCCCGTCGCCCCTGCTGCGCAAAACCCGTGGCAAGACCTCTATGCGAGCGCGATGGCAACGCTTGCGCCCGCGTTCGACTATATACAGGCGCACGCTGACCAATTCGGAGCGACGGCCGGCGACTGCAAGATGGCAATCATCGCCGAGACGTTCCCGAAGCTTGCCGCCGCCGATGCCGCGCGACTCGTCGCCCCTGCTGCGGTAGCGCCGAGCCCGCGCAAGGAACTGGCGAAGAGTGTGTTTGGCGGCATCAATGCGTTGCGTTGGCTGCTAAACATCACCACCGAGTTCGACCGAAAGGACGTGCGCACCCGGCAAGCGGCGAGATTGCTCGATGAGTACGGCGACAAGAACGGGCGCATGAACCGCGTTCATCTGGAACACCTTTGGAAGGTTCTCAATGATGAGCTGTCTCTCGACGACACGCTCGAATGCTTAAGCGCTCGCGACGCCGCCCCTACGCCTACCGTCGCCGCAGATGCGGCAGCGCCGCACTCCGACGATCTCGCGGTCGATGCGCTCGCCGCAGCCATGAAGGAGAAGTTGGCGCAGGCGCGGGCCAAGGGTCGCAGTGGCTGGCAGGAATGCGATCCGGAAGACCTATCACACATGCTCCGCGAGCACGTTTCGAAGGGAGACCCGCGCGACGTCGCGAACTTCTGCGCGTTCCTCTGGAATCTCAAACAGCCGATCGCGAAGGCAAAGCTGCTTGCCGCCAATGAGCACGATGCGCAGCCGATTGGCGATCGACTGACGCTCGCCGCGATCAACGCGCTCCGCAGCTACGAATACGGCAACTCGTCGCCGGACCTCGCGAAATCGGTCGCTGACCGGCTCGGCGAGGCGCGCGCGGGGGTGGGGCCATGACCGTCTACGTCGACGACATGCGTGCCTCCTACGGCCGCATGGTGATGTGCCACATGATCGCGGATACCGATGCCGAGCTGCACGCGATGGCCGATCGGATCGGCGTCGCTCGGCGTTGGTGGCAAGCGCCTCCGAAGCACGACAGCCACTACGACATCGCGCTTAGCAAGCGCGCGATCGCTGTCGCCGCCGGCGCAATCGAGATCACCTGGCGCCAGTGTGGCGCCATGGCGATGCGCCGCCGTATCACGGGCGAGCTCGGCCCGCATGCAGATGCGATGGACTGGCAGCAAAAGTGGTATGCGGAACGCCGCGCGGCGTCACTTCAGGGAAGCATCGAATGAGCGAGAACAGCAAAATCGAATGGTGCGACCACACGTTCAATCCCTGGGAGGGTTGCACGAAGGTCGGCCCGGGCTGCGATCACTGCTATGCCGAGGCGCGTAATGCGCGCTTCGGCGGCGGCACGGCGACCAACTGGGGCCCAGGCGCGCCGCGCCGGCGCACATCCGCCAGCAACTGGCGCAAGCCGCTGCATTGGAACAAGGCACACGCGGAGTTCTTCGCAGCTCACGGACGCCGCCAGCGTGTGTTCTGTGCCTCTCTCGCTGACGTTTTCGACAATGAGGTCGACCCGCGGTGGCGCATCGACCTATTCGACCTGATCGAGCTGACGCCGAACCTCGACTGGCTGCTGCTGACGAAGCGCATCGGCAATGCCATGCGCATGCTGAAGTCGCACGACTGGTGCGCTGGCCAGCGCAATGTCTGGCTCGGTATCACAGTCGTCAACCAGGAAGAGGCCGACCGCGATATTCCGAAGCTGCTGGCAACGCCGGCGCACGTGAAATTCCTGAGCATGGAGCCGCTGCGCGGGCCCGTCGACATCGCGGGATATCTGACGCCCTCATTTCCCCATTGCATCGCGTTCGTGCAAGGCAAACAGATGGAGGACGGCTACTGCGGCCGCTGCGGCGGCCACAAGTCTGATCCCATCCATCGCCGCGACACGCACGACTACGTCGACTGGGTGATCGCCGGCGGCGAGAGCGGGCCCGGCTCCCGGCCGATGCATCCGACGTGGCCGCGCATGCTGCGCGACCAATGCGCAGCGGCAGGCGTGCCATTTCTGTACAAACAGTGGGGCGAGTGGACCGACGAGGATTGGGGCGAACGTGCTGGCTGTCAGGACACCGCCGGTGTGCTGCCGGCCGGTGAGTTCCTGCTGATGTCGGAGGGCTACATGCCACCGTTCGACCAGCAAGAGCGCCTTGCCGCCGCTGGCAACGTACGCCTCGATGGCCGAATGCTCATGGACCGCGTTGGCAAGAAAGCTGCCGGCCGCATGCTTGATGGCCGCACGCACGACGAATTCCCGCGAGGGGCACCGTGACCGACAACGAAAAGTTCTACGACGACGAGATCGCGCCGGCGCTGCTCGAACTCGCCAACAAGATGCGGCCGAGAGGCATGTCGATGGTTGCGACCGTCGAATACGATCGCGGCGATCGCGGATCGACCTGCGAGCTGGCGAAGGACCGCGGCTTCGAGATGGACCTACTGCACGCCCTCTCTCGCGCCGGCAATCACATCGATAGCTTCCTGATCGCTGTCATCCGCATATGCAACTCGCGCGGCATCAGCATGCGCGAGAGCATTTTCCTGAAGAGCTACGGCGAGGATCCTCGATGAAAGCCCTGTCAATCCGCCAGCCGTGGGCGTGGCTCATCGTGCGCCCCGACCTGACCGGCGCGGCGCGCGAAGTCGCGATCGAGGCCTGCAAGCTGAAAGACATCGAGAACCGCACTTGGCCGACACGACTTCGCGGACGATTCCTGATCCACGCGAGCAAGACGATGACGCGCGCCGAGTATGACGACGTCGAGGCCTTTCTCGACTACTTCGATATCGACATCGCACTGCCCGGGCAAGAAAAGCTTCACCGCGGCGGGATCATCGGCGCCGCGACCCTCACTGACTGTATTCCGTCGGCGAAACGAACTTCGACCTGGCACATGGAGGGCCAATGGGGCTTCCGTCTCGACGATGTGAAGCCGGTGCCGTTCGTCGAATGCAAGGGCGCGCTCCAGTTCTTCGATGTTGCCGCCGACGTCGCGACGCAGCTGCGCCAGATGCACGACATGGGAGTCATCGCGTGAACGGCAAGCCCTGGAGCCCCGAGGATCTCCTCAAGTTGACGCGCGAATACGCCGATCGGCCGACGAAGGACATCGCAGCCGAGCTCGGCGTGAGCGAGGCTCGTGTCTATTCGAAGGCAAGCGGGCTCGGGCTGCACAAATCGGAGGCCTTCTACGAGTCCGACAAATCCGGGCGCATACAGCGCGGACGGACGCACCCCGCGATGATCGCGACGCAGTTCAAGCCCGGGCATGTGCCTTGGACCGCTGGCACTAAAGGCGTTGCCGGCCAGCACCCGAACTCACGCCGCACGCAGTTCAAGAAAGGCGAGATGAGCGGCGCGGCGCAGCACAACTATGTGCCGATCGGCAGCTACCGGCTGAGCAAGGACGGCTACCTCGAGCAGAAGGTCACCGACGATCCGAATCTCGTGCCGGCACGGCGCTGGGTTGCCGTGCACCGTCTCGTCTGGGTAGCGGCGAACGGCCCGATACCGGACAGCCACGTGGTGGCGTTCCTGCCCGGGCGCCGAACCAACGTGCTGGACGAAATCACCATCGATGCGCTTGAACTCGTCCACCGCGGCGAGATGGCGCGTCGCAATCATCCGCGGGCGCGCAGCCCCGAGCTGGCGAAGCTGGTCCAGCTCAAAGGCGCGATCACGCGGCAGGTCAACCGCATCGCCCGCGAGGCGAAGGAGAAGGACAGTGAGCACGATGAATGACATGCGCGAGCACCTGATGCAGACGCTTGCGGCGCTTCGCGACAAGGACAATCCGATGGACATCGACCGTGCCAAGGCGGTCGCGCACGTCGCGAGCGTGCTCGTCGATACGGCGAAGGTCGAGGTCGAATACATCAAGGCGACCGACGCGATCGGCGGCTCGACGTTCATGGACAACCAGAAGCGGCTGCCCGGCGACAATCCGCCGGCGGTCGAGCGCACGCCTACCGGGCTCATCCACAGGGCGAAGTGATGAGACCTGCCGCCGGCGCCGAGATCGCCCCGCTCATCTCGTCACAGCGCTTCCTGGACCCCGCGAAGGTCGCGGACAAGGCCGGGCGCTTCCGGGTGTTCATCGTCCGCGTGGCCGAGCTCGAGCTGCGCGGCCGTCGGTACCGGATCCTCGTCGACGGACATCACACCTTGGCCGCGGCACGCGCCGCCGGCGTCTCGCCGACGTGGCGCGGTCCGCCAGCGAAGTGGCAACGCATCCAACGCGCCACCCCGCCAGCCGATTTCGAACGTTTTCTGATTAACAACCTGACGGACTCGGACTGGTACTTCGTCGAAACCGGCGAAGTTGTCCGAGAATTGCTTTAACCCGATCCACAGCGCACGCGAGGCATCATGCAAGCACAGCTCATCCCCGTAAAATCGTGGGCAAGCCGCGTATTCGGCGACCATCAACCGCACCGCAACACGCTGCGTAACTGGATCAAGAACGGTCGCATTCGACCGCTGCCCCGCAAGATCGGCCGCGAGTACTTCTGCCGCCCGGATGCCGAATACGTTGACCCGGTCGCCGAGCGCATCGAAAGGATGACGAATGGCCGCGGCTAG